TTTTGCTTGTATATTAAACAGCGAGGTACTTATAATAGAAATATTTTTTCTAGCTGCTGTAAAGGAATAATACAATGAATAAAAAATTTGAAAAAGGCGAAATGTCCTTGGAGAAAGCTGTGTTCTTTGCTTTGAGAGAATTTATCTATGCCGTTGCCGGAGTTCACTTTTTGTCGACAGAGCGGGTTCAATCTAGATACATTCTTAAACAGCTTGGGCTAGAGCCTTGGGCATCCTCAGAAGAAGAAATTCCAACAACATGGTTTAGACGTTCTGATGACTCCGTTAAAGATTTCATCAACAAACACGAATTCGTAAAGAAAGTTTGCAAGATACTGACCATTGATCCGTCGCTATACGTGCCGATGATTGTAGAATACCTTGGATCTTCTTCATACCGTAGTGCATGGCTTGGAGGAAGCCATCATTGCGAGTGGTATAAGACCTATAAAAATGTAGCCAAAGTTATCAATTCGCTAATTCAATGAGGTAGAAATGACAGAAATATTTTCCCATATTCCTGCTGAATTTAGGCTCGAGAAAAAGATCTTTAAAGCTCTGTGTCGGTGCGTAAAAGAATACGGAGCGTTTCCTTGGCATATTATTGTGGACTCTAATGGGATCGCTACCAATAAAGAAGACTGCAAAAAGAAGATACGCTATCTATTGATGGAAACCTTTGGAAATTATCGCTATGATGAAAATGATTCTTTGAATAATATTGTGACTTGCTTTCATTGGGAAGAATTGTATCACGCCTTAACTCTTTCTTACAGCATCGACAGATGCGACGGAATAGACAAGAATGTCTTAGAAGATGAAGGCTTGTTCGATAAATCTATTCCGGTCTGGAAGAAATGGGTTGAAGATATAGCCTCGATGGCAAGAATAGATCCTATTCATGCTATAACTGTTTTACTAACGCTGCAAAGTCATATTGCAGAAACTATAGGAACCTTAAGATATGCCGTGTCACCATGCAACTTCTTTGACTTTACGGTTGATTACATCAAAGCTCGCTACATAGAAGGTACAATCTCCGAATAATTCTAAAAGACTGTATTATATTGAATAATGAAACAAGCGAAAAATAAAGTGAAACACCGCATCCACGAGAGTATTCCCAATAGTACTTGTACGGTTGATCTACCTTCCCAGGGGAGGTGGGGACTCGCTTGATAACGTGGAGCCAGCGTCGAGAGGCGTTTCGAAGTCTATGATCCAGTGTAACAGCATGCGTAGCTGTTTGTGGATTATGACGGAGGACGGAAGTGGCACGAAACGAGGGTAACAACTCGTTTTTTTTTCGTAGATTTCTATGATCCGGCGGTATATTAAATGATGCGTAAATCATAAAATTAAACAATGGAGGTATATTATGAGGTACGTAGTCATTCTTATTTCCATCATTTTTATGGCTTGCAGCTAATCATCATCGATCTCTGCTGATACAAAAACTTGCATATCTTCTAGTGAATGCAACATGACTCTATCAGAGTATATGGATGTGTGCGTAGAATATACCGATTGGAGTCAATACGATGATTGCAAACGATTCCCGTTATCTGAAGAAAGAGATCGTGCTTCTGAGCTTAGAATACCGGATGGTATGTTTTACTCTGAAGACATAAACGATGTATGCTTATACGACAAAGTAGCATTTTGTAAATGGGCATATCTGGAAATTTTGAAGAAATAAAGGTCTTTACTAGGCCTTTATTTTTTCTGCGGTATATTATAGTATGTACAATTCAACCTACAAAGGAGATAACTAATGGACATTCAAATTAAAGAACGAATTGACGCAGTCTTTGCCAAGCATCCGGGCAATATGATTTGCCTTGTGATGTATGGCGACCACGACTATGACGGCATTGCTTCTAATCGTGACTGGTCGGATTACATTTCTGACATTTCTCACGAAATGGAACTGGAACAGGCTCCTAAGGACTTTCCGATTAAGAATGGCATCCTTGCCAATCTTGGATATGACGAAGGTGAAGAGGGCGATCTTGAGCACGACGATATCTGTGAGATTGATTGTCTGGCCGGATTAATCCGCTCTGTCCTTCCGTGGGAAATGGAATCTTTCAACAGCGAAGTTAACCAGTACTGGAAGGGAATGGTAGTAGTTACGAATGACTATAAGGTTATTCGAGTCACTACCGATGGTAGCAGTATGCTTTACAGAGCTGCAATCGGGAATCTTTCCAAAATGGGATCCCGAGACGAGGAAGTCGAGAAGCTTGCCTTGGCAGATATCGAGAATGCCGCAAAGACTATTGAAGGAAAATTTGCAAGTGTGAAATCCGGCGATGGCAAGTCCAAGGTGTTTGATATTGTTGAAAAGCTTATGAGTTCAATAAGTAGCTCGACGAAAGAAAATTAAAGGAAAATCAAAATGATGAGATTTACATTTAAGAAAATTTCCCGTGCAGAACTGACAAGGATTGCATCCAATGCAGTTAGAGCCCTTGGCGATCCTAAGAATTATGATAACTTCGAGTTGTCTATTGATGTAGACGGCGATGAGTCCTGCGTTGAAAGAACTATCGAGGATGACTTGCACAAGATAAATACCAATCCTCCCTCAAATACCTATATGCCGTTGGAGAAAGAAGCATGAACTATACAAAAGATAAACTTAAGGAAACTACAAAGTTCAAATTTCCTATCCATGCTACTGGCCATTACATGCTCGTTTGGAATGATGATGACGATCAACAACCCGAAAAGAGACTAGTTACTGGTATGCAAATAGGCCCTAAGCCGTGGATTACAACTGCTGCACTTCAAGATGGCGATTGGGACTTCTACTGGCAGCACGCAGCAGAAATCCCGGAAGACTGGACTCCATATCAGGAACCCAAGGAAATCCCCTTCTTCGACGCAGAAGTCGGAAAGAAGTATCGTGTCGTAGGAAACTGCGGTATGGACTTCGATCGCATCATGTTCTGTGTAAAGAAGAATGAAGAAGGCTGTCCTCTGTTCGGTGATAGCATGGATGACAAGAAGTGCATTGGCACGGCTTGGATCCATCACATCTACACCTGCTAAGGAGCTCAAATGGATACACAGGAAGAAATGGAGGCTATCAAGGGAAGAGTAATTGCTGGCATGAAAAAGTACCTTCTGTCTTTCAAAGAAGTCTTTAAGGGCAGCATATACACAAATGCTGGTACTAGCGTAATTCCTTGGAAAAACCTCAAGTTCGGCGATAAAATGCAACAAAAGTATCTTATTGCTTATGAGCCTGAAGTTTGTAGAACATTAGAGCAGCATATGGAAGTCCGAAAAAGAGTAAACCCAGATACTAATAATCATTATCTTCGATGTCTGTGGACGCAATTTAAATCATACCACGAAACCACAAAATGGTATAACAGGTATACAGAATTACAGATTGACATCCATATCCATTCTGACGAAGTTTGTATGATCGTTAGTTATGGAAAAGTTGCTTGTAACCTTTATCCGTACAAGACAGAATACAGGCTTAAAGAAAATACTGACGAGCTTACAGTAAAACGCAGCCGTATTCCTTCTTTCGGAAATAGCGATCCTGCCATGCAATGTTTTGACACCAATGATCCGAATGGTCTTGGATCATTGGATACTGCTATCTTAATCCTTGGCAACATAGACCTGATTACAACCGAAATCTCAGGGGATTTGCGAGCCAAGGAAGCCAGATACCAAAAGTATACGGCGAAAAGAGAAGCAGAAAATATCGCAATGGCTAATCATTACGGCCATATGCTAAGCAGCATTGGCTTAGGCTAGGAGACTGATGTCATGATGGACGATGTTAAACAAGACCATCATGACGTTAAATTCCGAGAGATCCTTCAGTGCTATTCTTGGTATGAACGCTATCATACCTTCTTAGTATGTATAGGCCTAGAAACTAGAATGTTCGATGATGGCTTTTGGCGCTATGACGCTACAGCGCTCTTCATCGTACTTCTGTTTCTAGGTGCAATTTTGGTAGTAATTGCCTTACTTGCCTCTCTTGGAATTAGCGTCTTCTGTCTGATAACCTTTTAGGAGCAAAAATCTACGAAGGAGTTATAAAATAACTATGTTTAAGGTCATATTCGTGCTCGTAATAAATTCTTACTATGGTGGAGTAGATACTATTGACTTCACCACTTTGCATCAATGCAATACGGCAAAGGCACAGATCGCCAACGAAACTAAGGGAGGAGCTACTTTGAAGATGACTTGCATCGAAAAGCAAGTTCCTCTTAAGAAGGCCAAGTGCAAAATTGTGAATGATTACAGTTTTAGAAACCACAATAAAGGAGGATACTCAAGTGCTCAAAACATGGATGGTTACCCGTACCCTGTGGCCCTTGAATGTATCGAACAGTAGGAGGTCTCAATGGGCAAAATTGTTACAAAGAAAGAACTTCTTGGTATCGTTAGCAAGACAGTTAAAACAGTAATGCACATGGATAATGCAGATGCAGATATCAAAACATTCATGCAAAGTATCCGTCAAAAGCAAAACTTACAAGCTGACAAATCAAATGATGAAAAGTCGCTTGAACTAATTGAAGCTATCAAATCGTATGTCGCTGAATTTACTGACAATGAAAACAATTTTAATACTTATTCTGTAATATTAAGAATCAGCGAAGAAGATAAAGCAATTAAGCTGTACCCAGATGGATATCTAGGAAAGGTCTTGTATAGCGGAAAGCTTTGTCATATTGACAAAGCCTTTAGCGCTCTATCAAAGGCCGGATTTGCTAAAGACGCAAAAGATCAAGCCTAAAGGCTATATGATTTTATCGTGGTAGCATGACAAATATCCATCTCAAGAGGTATTACAAATATGAGCGAACTGACATCGCACTTTTACTATGAAGATACTGTCATCACGCCAGCTACTCATCGGTATCGTGTATATCACGCAAACGAGGTTGACAAAGTGATCGCAGAGAAGGACGCTGAGATCCGCAAGCTTAATTTCAACTTGTGGTCTGCTAGACTCGAAGCGGCTGAAGCCGAGTGTGATGAAGCACGAATGGCTCGCTGCCGTCACATGATTGATAAGTTCGAGGAGGTAAGTAATGATACAAGAACTGAAAGTGAAGATAGGTGAAATTACAGAACCGCAGATCTTTAGCCCTCCAAGAAAGCTGTATACATGGAGTATGCAACAGGGGGAAGTAGCTTACTTTCGTGAGTGCGATGTGGTTGCTATTTTACCACCGTTGCCAAATCACGCAAACGTTGTGTGTATCGCAGATGGCAAGGTATGGTGGGCCATGCATTGCGGAACTATTGTTAAGAAGGAGTAGCATATGGCGATGACGAGTGAAGAGCGAGACCATTACGCATCTATGGCTGCTAGCACACAATGCAAGTGCTTTAAGTGCGATAAAGTCCATAAAGACGCTCATCAAAAGTGCAACCAGAAGCCGTGTAACACTTGTCCAGAATGGAATGTGGGCTATCGGACAGCGAAATTAGCGCTAGAGATGTACGATCTGGCCAACAGTGCTAACGAATCAAACTTGGACAATGTTGAGCTGAAAACCATAACGAACGTTTTTGGAAAAGTTTGGCGGCAACAAGACAAAGGCTTGTGAGGAGCTGGGAATCAGCCGAGCGACATTATACAGGAGACTAACCGGAGGTAAGGAAACGAAATGGGCCGCAGATGACCGCCGAACTCCGTAAGCGGATTTCTGAGAACGAGGCCAAAGGGTTCAAGTTCAAGAGATTTGAGAAAGCTCCGCAGGGTGGATGGTATGCCGTATACGAAAAGCAAGAAATGATTGATTCATTTACCGCAAAGATTAACAACAAACTGGCCCAAGTCTCTGGAGATGGCTTGGGACAATGGACTGGGGAAGACTAGATATGGCACAACTGAAAGTAGTAAAGGTTTTTGAATTTAATGAAAATTCAACGGATGAGGTTGAAGTTTGCATCAAGTCAGAAGCTGACAAGGAGATTGCCGAGAAGGAATATAAACTGCATGAAAAATCCAGGCTTCTCAAGGAAACTAAAGAATTCCTTGCAGAGTTGCAAAAGACTCAAAAGAGAAGTGTTGATAATGCAGTAAAGACAATTCGTCTCCAAAAGTACAAACGGTGCTTGGATAAAGCCCGGTGGTGCGAAGAGCGGTGCTGTCGATATAGTTTGCAGCAAGAAATTCAAGGCGTAAGCTGGGAAAAAGAAATAAAGTTTTACTGTAAATTGCATGATAAGTATATGGAACTTGCCGAGAAGTTTAGGAGCAAGAATGAATAACATTTCTAAGAAGTGGATGGATGTAATCAGATCTGGTATGGAATCGAACAAAGGGCGTAGAACAGATGGCCCAGGTTTCAAGGCTTGTGCTACTGAAGTGGATACCATTAAGTATCTATCTGAATTCTGGGATTCAAGAGGATTTGTTCGTGAACAAATTCTAGGAACAAAATAAACCAACGAAAGAATGATACTACGAGATAAGGACTCTATATCCTTATCTTTTTTATTTTTTATATTATTAGATAGACAATCATCAACTCGAGGATTTTGTCATGCCAAAATGTCTGAATGAAAATTGTGACCATCAGGTTAACAGTTTTGATTGCACTTGTCCAAAGTGCGGAATGGATCTCTACTACAAGTTTCACTACAACCAAACTATCTTCCATGCGAAAGATAGAACTCAACCTAAGGAGAAATAATGTCCAAGAAACATCTTGCAACCATTGCTAAGTGGATGAAAGACTTTAAGAATGCCAAGGAAGCTAAGGTATTTCTGAAGAGCTTTGTAACACCGTTCGGCTTTCATTACTTTACCTTTGACAAGACAAAGGATGGCTTTCTGTTCCTTGGAAGCGCTGGAAATAACAAGTGCTTCAGGGATCTGGTTTTAGATATGTTCGGAACGGATATTCTTGAGAAGGTTCCGGATCGAGATATCTTTGAACACGACGAAGATGATGAATGGCACAACGGAAGGCTTGACACAGACAAGCTGGAAAAGTACCAAAAAGAGCACAAGAAGCCGTATCTAGACTTGGATATCTTGACCATCTACGAAGATGGTGTATATGAAGGCGAGATTACAGCTGACCTTTCGTTCTACGTTATTTCCTTCAGCACGCAGAATGTTTATGAGTTTCTGTACCATCAGGAAAGAGATGGCGATGTGCAAGAAGTTACCTTTAAGGATTCTGTCCGTTTCATCCCCAAGGGTGCTACGACGAAACAGACTGCCAAACAGTCCATTTCTAAGAAGCCAAAGTTTATCTCGTACATCTTCACTTGTGGCGGAGATGCCGGATGGCGCTTCTCTAATGGGCCAGAATGGCATTCCATGCAAGGAATGGCTTTGTTCCCGGCTGGCAGCTGGAACCGGAAGCAGATTCAAAACTTCATGAACAGCCTTGATAAGCGCTTGAGTACTGCCACCGGAGGTTGCAGCACGCTCGCAAGCCTTCTTGATGTTGGCGAAAGGATCATTGGCAACGCCTTCAAGAAAAACAATATTAGTATGCTTGAAGATTACAAGTATAAAGAAGATGGTTGGGATCGTGAAGGCAATTTCACTACCTACGGTGCTAAAGCGCTACAGAAGAAAGACATCACAATCATTGGCTTTAACGACCTTCCCAAAAAGGAAACTTCCAATGTTTAAATTCCTGAAGTCTTTGTTCAAGATTCCGGAGATGATCTTCACTGAAATCTTGCCGGAACCGAACCCCGAGGAGAAGCTACTCATAGAGAAGATTGACGAGTGGATGAAGACGCATAACAGCATTGCTATCTCAATCATGCCATTTGTGAACGAAAGTTGTGAGATCCGTGATTTGATGTACGATTTGTCCGTCAATCCATCTCTGATTCTCAAGCTTCTATCTGATCGCTATAGAGCTTATCCTATTGAGGAAGATACTTACACTCGTTACTACATCGAAAAGAAGGTTCAATAATGGGTATTCTACTTTCGTCATTGTTGTCAGTAGTAATTGTCGTAGCTGCATTTATACTATGGCAACTCATCTTATACAAGAAAGTGAAGATAAATGTTAAGCCTAGCATCTGGTTCCGGTACTATAACAGGTTTACCAGAAAGCTTAGCTACGAATATTGGAACGAGTGGGAAGACTATAGCGGAATTGAGATCAAGATCTGGCACAAGAAGAACGGCTTTGAATGGAAAAAATCGTGGCTCAAGCGCAATCCGGAAGCATATGACTGGTGGTCTCCGTACTACGAGCATTTCAATACCGGATTTAAAGAGTGCGACGATTCCAATCGAGATCGGATTGTAAAGGCATTCCTGTTTGAAAATGGAGTAGATCATGATCCGTAGTATCGTTCATTGGTACAAACGCCAAAAGGCTGCGGACAGGTTGTTTACTGACAAGCTGGCCGTGGCCATATTTAATATCATCGGCCTTGTTGTCATGGCAGTACTGTACGGATTTGCGTTCTACTACATAATAATAAAGGATATTATCTCATGACCGATTCCGAAGAACGAAAGCCGTACTATTTTCCATTCTTAGGAATTTGGGTCAGATGCAAACATCCTCCCAGAAGCCTGATGAAATCAGCGATTGAAGACCCTAGCAATTCTGGAGGTCTTAATCGTGCGCAACGAAGAAAACTTAAACACAAACATTCAAAGAGGTAGACTGTGATGAGAATGAAATCCATCGGAGAAATTGAGCGAGAATCCAAGCTTTCGAAAGAGGCTCAGGAAAAGATCGTTCGAGAAGAAAACATCATAAAGGATATTGAGGCTAGGGTCGCCAAGGCTCTGTCCGAAGGCAAGAAGAGCATCAATCTTATGATCTCGGAATGCAAGTACAATAGCTATGTAAAAGTCTTCACTGACTCTTTCTACCATGTGAGGTATATCGAAAATGTACACTCCCCTGAATTCAACACTGACTTCGTATACTTTGAACTTAACTGGAAGAATTAAACTATGGACAAAGATATCTTCAACGCAGAAATATTCATAGACACCATAAGCATTCACTTTAAAGAGCTAGATAGCAGTATTGTCAAGCATAATCTCAAGACACTTAAGGACTCCATTGAAAGTATCGCTGTCTGCTTTGTACAAGGCGATGCCGATGGCAAGGCCGTAAACAGACTGATTTATGACAAGAACGATAATGGCTATCACCTTCAGTATCCCGGAAGCTCGAAAGCCATAACATCAAATATTGATCTCAATGATGCTGTAAAAGCTTTGAAAGAGCTGCAATTTCACTTAATTGATCCAGTAATGGTGAGATTCAATGTGAGGAAATAGCATGGCTACAGTTGCAGAAAGCTTCTTAGAACATCTTTCGTGTCTAATATTGAACAAGTATCCATCGATAAGTATTGAGATCGAGCCAGGAACAAATAACCTTTGGATCTGTGACAGCAATGCTCGCAAGATCCGATTTGATGGCAAGATCAATGTACAACGTATCTCCCAAGGGAGTTATACGGATAAACCAGATGGAATAATCGTTAACCCTCCAACCGCACCTAGAAACATATGACCAAACTAAAATACGTTATCAAACTGTTGGGCCTCCACTTTATAAGCGGCAGCTTTGCAATGCTGTTTTGCCTTCACGTTAAGATCTGGCTCAGTTTCTTAACTGAAGGCGGAAGCTTATCTTCTATACTTCTAACGGCCTTTGCCGGAATGGCATTCTTCGTCTGTATGATGATGACCATCTTCAAGGCGTTCTACGTTTGGGCCACGAACCAGAAGGAAACAGGCGATTAGCTCTAATATCAGGTAAGGACAAGCGTCCTTACCTTTTTTGTAAATTTCTATGACCTGGTGATATATTAAATTGTGGAATAAATATAGAGAATACCAAAGCATAATTTATAGAGAAATCTTAAATTGGCTTTGGAATTCTCTATGGAATCCACCAACCCAAATTTTTCTTTAAGGAGTAAAAATGGAAATAAGTGAATTTGAGAAGATATGCCAACAGGAAGGTCTTGACCTCATCAAACAAGATAGTAATGAGATCATAGAATACGGGAAAATCCTAAATGGGCATGTAGCTCTTTCAGTGGAATGGTCAGATTGTATGGAAGATGACTATTCCAAAATCTTTGTCTCTCTTGGAACCGTGTATGCGTCAATATCAGGATTCTGTAATGACGAAAATTGTATAGAGAGGACTGATAGATCGTGGCTAGAAGCTAAGATTAAATCAGCTAAAGAAAGCCTGTCTGTAGCCAAGGAAAAGCTGAATACTAACTATCCAGATATGACTATTCTGGCTAAGGTAATGTCTTGTCTCTCTTTAAACGAAAAGGAAAGACTCTCTAAGATAAAGGTAAATTTAGGAAAACGCACGCTAGGAGAGATATATGAACTTGCAAAATTCAGTAAATAAAGCTTTGTCAACCCAAATTATTACTAGCAAAGGAGAATGATAATATGAAAGAAAGACGAATTGGGCTAGATATGCCGATGGTGTGTATCGTTCGCAAGGACGGAACAGAGGAATGCGGAGTTCCTATTGGTTTCCGCTCCAAGATGGTTATGCCTGCGAAGGCTCAAGCTGAAATTGGAAGAGATCCTGCGTTGGCTGCTCGGTATATTGCCAAGCGTGTTCAATTCATCGTGTTTCCTTTTGTGGAAGTATCCTGCGATGATATTGCTGAACTCTATACCTTTGACGAAAAGGGCGATCGACACGGAAATAAGGTTGACGCACTTATCCAAGCTTACAACCACATTTGATTTCTCAATCGAGAAATGAAACAAGAATAACTTAGCGAGTATTGGGGGTGATATTTTAATTACTATACAAGGATTGTTACAATGAGCGCAACACCAGAATTAATTGAGACTATCAAGATAGCCCGTATAAAAAGTAAGCACAATGCCGGATACAACATGAGCTTCTTCTGTAAATTGTTTGAAGTCGATCGAAAGCGTGTGTTCTCGTATATTGATGTAATCAGGGGCGTCATCGAACCTGATGGGAAGTACTTGGAAATCTCATGCCGAGCATGGGCGAATAGGGTGATGCTAGATCCGGTTCGTTATGTGCCGGACTTAGTTGGGCTCCTAAAGGAAAAGATGCAACCGTTTGAAGCGATAGAAGCCAGCTTACCTGATAAGATCCAAAAGGCTATTGCCACTTTAGAAGGATTAATCCAATGACAGAATTAGAAAAAGCTATAATAGAAGTCGTGCAAAACGAGATAGATTTTGATCAAGTCACAATCTTTGATCAATTCGCAGTAAAAATCTTCTGTATAACCAATGAAGAAGCTGCAAAGTTTCGTGAGGCTATAGTATATGAAGTAGAAGAAAAATGTGTCGAAAGCCCGATCGTACAAAAGATCTTTGATCTCATAAAGATTGATCCAGTTCGATATGCTAAGCCGTGGATTGACAGGTACAATCTTGCAATTGACAGGACGATCACTGAATTCATGGGAATACGGAGCAGACAAGATGAGATCATTGCCCGTCAAAGGGCTACCGTAGCGCATCTGGAGGCTTTAATCCAATGAACAACGAAGATATCGAAAAGGCCTTAGAAGCCGCTTTTAGTATTACACCATCCACAAAAGATTTTGCAGGAATTCTTGGCCTTAGCAAAGAAGAAAGTAACATTGTACTATTCAAAATTACAGGCCATTTAGATGAACAGCAAGAACATGAGCTATACAAGAATACTATGAAGAAAGTTATAGAAGCAGTCAAAACTGATCCTATACGATGTGCTGTTCCATTTATCAAACAAATGGAACAATACGATCGTGATATAGGAAGCCGTATGACTCGAAATCATCGTGACTACAGTCTATGCACCAAGTGTATATTGACGTCCTTAAGAGTCTATTTACATAATAAGCGAGCAATTGCTTTCTATCCTCGTATAATGTTCATCTTTGTTAATATATTAAACCTTGGAACTATTGTAAGAACGCTAAAGTATGTTTTGGAGAAATCTAAATTCGTGCTTTAGCGTTCTTCGTGTCCCACGACAATTTTTTCTTTATCTCAATCATCAACCCAAGAGGAATCAAATGAAAGTAAAACACATTGTAGGTATCATCGTAGCCGTTATTATCATGATGGTCTTTGTAGCCATTACAGCCATCTTCGGTTTACAGAGCTTTAAGAACTCTGCTGTCGGCAAGGAAGAATTGGTGGAATCATCTCTGTCCGACCTGAACGCAGAATACAACCGCCGTTCTGGGTTGCTGGTGAATCTGGCTGAAGCCGTCTTGTCTTACAACGAACATGAATACAAAGTGATCGTTGAATTATCAAAGGCCCGTACAGTACAAGAGGCTGGCGACGTAAATGCTTCAGCTTATATCAAGGCTGTTGCAGAACGATATCCTGAGCTAAAATCCGAAAAGAACTATGCTAGATATATGAACGAGCTAGCAATAACCGAAAACCGTATCTCGGAACATAGGAAATATTACAACAACAGCGCCCGAAATTACAAAAGCTATGTGCGCAGTTTCCCAGTTGGCCCGATACTTTCATTTCTGGGTTACGAAGTCAAAGACTTTAAGTATCTCGAGTTTAAAGATGCCCCAGTTGACGCTCCTCGTGGTCTCTTGAAGGGGAACAAGGAATGATCTTCTTTAAAGGTTCAGACTCGGAGATTGAAGTTACTAAACGAGAAATGTTTGTAACTATAATCTTCCTTTGTCTCATGGCATTGCTCGGCTTTTATGTGTCTGACTATATTCAAAAGTATCAGGCAGACCATAATGCCAAGTATTACCAAGCCATAAAAATCACTAACGATCCTGCGCAGTTTAAATATGCACTTGAGACCAATGCTGGTCATATGATTGTGCACGGAACTGTGAAGGCTATCGACCCAGTGACTTATGAAGGCTTGGATGGAAGAACCTACATGACTATCACCCGTGTGTATGAAGAGTATCGTATGCACTCCAAGAGAGTTTGTAGCGGAGATGGTAAGAATCGTCATTGTCATACGAAGTATTACTGGACATGGGATGCCATTCATAGTGAAGGGAAATCTGTGGCCAAAGTAGAATTCTTAGGACAGTGGTTTCTGTATCAATCCTTTCCTCGGCTTCCGGGAGAAGATCATGTTAAGACGTGGCAGTTTGAAAGTAGGAAACGTTACGTCTTCTTTGCTCGTCCAACACAATTTACTGGTGCATTCTATGCCATCGCAGACCGTTCTCAGTCTCTTAAGGATCACTCAGAGTTTATGAATGGAGAATCATGCGAAGGAGCTATGCAACGTTTAGTGATATTACACGCTCATTACTGGTTCTGGGGAGTCTTTATATTCGTTGTGTTGGCTATTGCCATTGTGTTCGTGGCAATGGAAAACAAATGGCTGTATAAGAGGAACTGGGATCGAGGTGACTTATGAATTAAGGCTGCGCTTGCAGCCTTTTATTTTTTGTTTCTATATTATCATTTGCTCTGAAATGCCTCAGAGCAATTACAAAGGTAAACAAAAAAAATGAATAAGACAACGTTATCTACGAGAAGTTGCAAGGTCACTCAGCACTTCTTCGTAAATGCTCATGAAGTGACTATCAAAGAATCCAAAGCAAAGAAAGTCAAAGCCGTAAAGACTCCGGTCGATCACGTCTTTTGCTGTGACATCAGTGGCTCTATGTGGGACGAATTGCCCCTCATGCGGCGTCAGCTGAAGAACCGTTTGTCCGACCTTGTGAAGGATGAAGATACAATTACAATCATTGCATTTGCAGGAAGCAATCGCTGCTTTGTGCTGAAGGAGTTCGTAAAGTGTTCCACTCCGGAACAGCTTCAACAACTTCATGCTGCTATTGATCGCTTCCTCCAACCTGGAGGTTGTACGGACTTCGTCAATCCTATCAAGGAAACAAAGAAGCTCATTGAAAAAGCCAAGAATGGCCTTAACTGGATCTTCCTGAGTGACGGTGGCCATAACGAAGGCCCGTTCCCGGAAGTTATTGATGCTCTTGGTGAAATCAAGAGTGGCGTCAAGGGTGCCACGATTATTGAATACGGCTACTACGCAGACTCCGACGCTCTGTCCAAGATGGCTTCAGAACTCGGCGGTGCCAAGGTGACTGCTGAAGATTTTGAATCTTACGAGCCCAAGTTCAACGCCGCCATTACTGGCGCTGGCAGCTCCGTGAACGTCATCGAAGTAAGTATTCCGAAGAGTGTGACTGACAACATCAGCCCGTCTGTGCCGAAGGTGTTCTTTATCAATCCGGCTACCAAGCTTATCAACGTGGCGTTCGCCAACAACGGAAAGATCATGCTTCCTGAAGGCGTAATGGAATTCTATTCCTTCACCAACGATGATATCAGCGACGAAAAGGCTAAGGCGAAGAAGAATGACGACAAGTCCTATCTCTATGCCGCAGCTTACATCTTGGCTGACATGCTGAAGTACGACTGGACTGAAAAGGTTCTTGCTACGATCGGCGACAAGAAGTTCATCGAAATGTATGCCAACAGCTTTGGCAAGCAGAAGCTCTTTGCCTTCCAAGGCGAATTGCTGAATGCTGTGTTTGATGAATCTCTCCGTGGTGAAATCGATCCGAAGTACAAGCCGTCTCCGGCTAACTACTGCATCGTTGACTTCTTCAACGACATTCAGAAGGTTGATGGCAACCTCATCTGGGTTACTGACCCGGCATTCTCCTACAAGCGCATTGGTTCCAAGGCCGTAGCAAAGTCTGAAGCCCTTTCTGCCGAAGATCAGGAAAAGTTGGCTAAGGCTAAGACCGCTTCCGAACTCAAGGAAGTGCTCGACAAGAAGGAAGAAACCAATGTCAAGATGGAATTTATCAATAAGGGTTATCCGGTTGACAATTTCGTCTGGAACGAAACCCGTGCTAACTTGAATGCACGCATCAAGATCGACGTGGAACTTACTCTTCCGAAGAACAAGTTCAACAAGGACAAGATGAACAGCACTGTCTACCGCAATTACAACATTGTGAAGGATGGGCTTGTCAATACTTCTTTGCTTCCGTTGGAACTCACGCCGGAAACTGTTAAGGAAATCAGCCGCCACAAGGCTGTGATTCTTGGTGAACAAAAGCAGACCGCTAATGGTCTTATCCGTGTTGATGTTGACATCAGCAAACTTCCAGTCGTCAATATCAACCGTGCTCGTGGCGTTAAGAAGGCCACAATGACGAAGATGGAATACGATCTTCTTGAACTCAAGTTCCGTCTCAAATACCTCGGATGGCTTAAGAAGGGTCTCGACACGAAGTATACCAATAAGAATAAGTGGCCCGACAACGAAGAAACTCAGTGGCTCGCTTCTCTTGGGATTACCTCTGAAGGCTTTAATCCGCCGACTCAGGTTGAGAAGAACGAAGACGACTTCTATCTCTCGCTCAATTTCGATTCTGCCTTTGCGAAGTTCTCTAAGATTCCGAAGGTTGAAGACGCTATGGATCTGAAGAACAAGGCTACTCCCTCTCTGACTCTTCTCCGCAAGGTCATTGAAGATATTGACAAGACTTTGGCGAAGTGCAAGACCGAAGATGAAAAGTCTAAAAAAATCGTTGAAATGTTCAATGCAGAAACAAAGGAAAAGCGTGATCTGGGCATTAAGATTGCGCAAACCAAGTTTGCAATGATCGTTGCACGCCGTTGGTTCAATGACTGCGACAGCTTCGACGATAACACCGACAAGATTACCAACTTTGCTGGTGAAGAAATGACTGTAACCTTTGGCTTTAGCGAAGTCAAGCAGTACTTGTAATATGAATTTCGGCTTTCAAGAAACTCATCAAATTGATACGAACATGATTCTTATCACTGGACAAATGGGATGTGAAAGAACTATTCGTGTCTTCATTAAGCCGAAAGGTCATAATCCATTTAAGTGGATTTTATCTCCATTCATCTGTACAGACATTTATCTAGATGAAAATGGAAACGAAACGCACCGGGAGCTCAACCTCTCTTTTATCTCCTGTGGCATCGTTATGGCAGGATTTATTATCTTTGGCATTGCCTGCTTCATAACATTCTTATCACACTGCTTACCTCCAGCGTGATAAGTTCAGGGTGGCTTTTGCCACCCTTTATTTTTTCTAAGATCCGTAAAATTTTGTCTATATCCCCTGTATTAAACTATGGACGAACTAGAAAAAAAGATTCGTCTCAGGTGCAGTGTCGCATCTGTTCATAGTACTTGGAGGTACATTATGAAAAAGCTTCTTAAGTGTCTGTACGATATCATTTTCCACTTCCGTGACAAATCTTACAAGATTTTCGGGGAATATCGCCGTTTTACAGGAACCATTCTATTTCGAAATGGAACAAGTTTGGATATTAAGAACGTCGAAGAAATGCACTTTCACGGAGATTTTATCATATTTGTGAGTGAGCGGCATTCGATATGTAACGGAATTCAGATAACCTATAGAAGATTGACCATCAACTGCAATGAAATTGAACGAATTTTCAACTAGCAGTAAAGTGGCCAAAAAAAGAAAGTCCCTACCGCAAGGTAAGGCTTTCTTTTTTATTGTAAGAGAATTCGACTTAGATCCTTAAAGAATTCTTTGGAAGGATTTGCCCACTTATCTTTATCACGATAACTCGCTGGACAAGGCATTCCAGTACAAGCATATTCCATGATGGTATCGATATTAGCCATAGTCGTATTATAGAAGTCGATAGACCTGTCTCGAATTCTGGAAATATTCTTGTTGAATCTGTCTAAGAATGCGGCTCCTCTAGTCCGATAGTGATGAATACTGACGTAGTCACCGACAAATTTCTCGCATACTTTTCCAAGGATTATCTTCCAAATTCTCTGCTTTACGAGTTCCCAATTAGGATCCTTAGCTTTTTCTTTGATAATATGATAGAGGCTATAAATCTCTTGAGAAGGTCTGGAACTATAGACATAGAGGTCACTGATATGTCTATTCCAGATGCTTGTAGGCTCTAGAATGGTCTTTATTTCTTCCTGAAGTTCTTCACCGAAGATTTCGTCTCCTTTGAAGATTATGTTACCTTTCAAAGTCTGTTTGTAGTATTTGTTCGCTTTGCCGATCATACATGCCAAAGCAAACTCAAAATCTACGCCGAACATAGGCCAGAGAAATTCAGCTATGCTCAGATAAGAATTCCCAGCTTCTACTATTGGCATTCCAACGGCTCTAAAGGTCTCTCCTTCTTTAGAGAATTCCAAGAAGACTCCAATAGCCTTGTCGCAGTCATCCCGGCTAATGTCAAACAACTTAGAAATCAGATTGTCTTCTACGACAATCTGATTTGGAAATACGTCAATAGTAGAATCTTTTGGATTTTCTCGAAGTTTAGGACTCATTCGTAAGGTAGAAGAACCGTCCTTCTTTTCCCCAGTAAAACGGTTTCCATAATTATTACCGGGGATAAACGGATATCTTATACCTCTCTTGATACCGCAGAAGTAATATTCAGGAATATCCATCATTGCTCCTACTGCATAAAGCTTTTGATCAATGTTTCAATAAATGGCTCATTATAATAACAATAGCTTCCGAACCATGTATATGGCGAAGAACCAATCTTTCCATCATTATTCTGGCTATGATCAAGCTTGTTCCAGAGGTTCATAATGTCGATGATGTTGTTATTAACGAACTTGGAAAATCTTGTGTTAGCAGTTCTGATTTCTCCAATAAGCTTGTCAAGGATTGGAACCCTTGCAGGATGGTATTCGACGCTCATCTTGTACCAATGTACCATATTATGAAAAGATGTCTTAAGCATTTCATCTTCCCATTTCGGAGAGATTACCGGGTTAGCCTTCATGGCCATGTGGTACAAGCTTAATTCAGGCTTTGTAGCGCTGTATATGTACAAATCTTTGGTAGAAATTCCCTTCCAAACTTCTGGAGCCATAGCAGATTGCCAGAAATCAAAGAAGGACTTTTCGGACCACTTTGTTCGATCTTCAAGAGATAATTCTTCTGTTCCCTTAAAATGGGCTGGTTGCGTTTGATCAGAATAATAGGAGTGAAATCCAATTTTGAAATTGAATCCCTCCAACGTCTCTTTTCGATACGCTCCAACAGAGCTTCTAAAATCTAAAACAAGCATCTCTGCTGGAGAGAAATCGTCAAACGCATGAAGATAACAAATGTCATCTATCCAAGCTCCAGCACTTTCAGAAAATGGAAGTCCGGTAGCTACAAACTTTCCGTCGTCATTCTTCTCAAATTCGAACATCAATTCTCGATCGGCGACCGAGAATGTCTTGCTATTAAATAACTTCAACATAAACGGATCATCAAGGATGATATCCGTATCATGTACACCAAAAATGTCTCTGTTTCTGTTCTTGTTAATACTGAAATTGATCTGCGGATCCGTACGGGTGCCGCCTTTAAATCTCTTTCCTTTTCCTGGAAGAAACCTACCCGGTTCCTTTCCGTGCATTATTGCTGCATAAAAAACGTCGCTCATAGAATCTCCTTGGTTGCGAGCATTATTTATTAAATGCTTACAAGCTAAGAAGATCTTTCATATCTTTGATTCTGGCTTGATTTTATTTTTTGGAATTCGCTTGTGTAAAAGGGCTTTCAAAGTTTCGAGTTTTAACTATAATTCATGAAAAACTTTTTGATGAGGTGCCGAATGGCTCCTTCAATGGTGGGTGCGCTCCTGGCTCGAATGGGCCAGGAGCCTATTTTCATGCGAGTACGTTCTTGAATCTTACCATTTCAATTCGATCAGAGTAGTTCTTCTTAAGGTCTTCTATAGCATCTGCTCTAGATGGAAAACTACAGTTGCTTATATGACCTTTCTTGAGATTTACGAATCTCCACTCTGTATGGTCTTTGTTAGGGAAGAGATAGATTCCAGTGACTACCTTGCTAAGTATGCCTGCTGTCATACTTGACTCTTCCTTTAAAACCTCTGTAATTGCTAATGGTGCATCTTGCTTGTGTTCAATCTCAGGTGGGCTGAATATGAATTTCATGTGTCTCTCGCAGTAGCTAATTCAAATTAGTGTTTGGCCACATAGAAGATCTTGAAATTGAACTACTTGCGCTGAATCTGAAGAGCCATAGCGAAATACAAAACCAGAGCCTTACGGTAATTGATCTTGGAGGCTTCACGCTTAGTCTTTCGGAATGTCTCACAGTAATCATTTAGAAGGCCGTCTACTGACTTCTTCATTTCGATAACTAGTTCATTCTTACTGTTGCTCTTAGAGAGAATGCGAACACAGAAAATTGGAAACTCCCTAGAGTGGATAGCTCTAAGGCTATTATCTTTCTGGACTTCCATCAGGGATCCAAGCATTCCGGCCAGCACCTTTCGGATCCGGCCATTGTTATCAGCCTTGATGCTGTTAAGAGTATTAGCCAGCTTAGCAGGGCTAATTTCTGGGGTAAGGCTAGAAATGGTTCGTAGCAAGCGCTCGTTAAGTCTGTTAGTCATGAACCAGATTTCAAAGCTCTCAGAAGCTGAGAATATAGCTCCGCTGTCAGATGTACGTTCCACGGCATACTCTTCACCCTCTTCGTCAAGGTTTGTAGTCTTGTCTACAACCATGTATCGACCGTTCTGAAGGTTGTCATAGTACTCTTTAGCGATGTTCTTGATGAAGCTGTTGCATCTTGTGCGATAGTCTCGAGCATACACAAAAATGTCGTCATCGCTCTTGCTGAGCAGTCTAGACTTAGCATTAGCTAAGTTAGAATCAGAAATCTTTTTCAAAACGGCTATAACGCTTCCAAATTTTTTGAGGTCAAATTTATTGCTCAAGTTGTTGATGGTATATGCCATTGCAGCTTCGTTGTTACCGAATTCCCAGTACTTACGATGCAAACTAGAATAGAGCCATACTCCAAAGAAGATGCTGATGAGTTCTGCCATCCTCTTGTTGTTAGTCTTGATAAAGAAACGTACTGCCATAGTACAAGCTAGATACATTTCATTCTGGAACATTCTCCATCCAGTTCTAACATCACGGTTGGTAGTTCTCTTTAGAACATCTGCAAATTGAGCTCTGGAAGTTCCCATACATTCAAACATAATGCCTTGGTCTGCTTCTCTACTAAATCCTGGACATTCATGAAGATCAGCTTTAGCCAATATAGGAGCGTTATCTCCTAGATACTTTTTGACATGAGCTTCTAACAATTTCTGATTGTCTTTGTCATTTAAACCTTTTACGATATAAGGTTCCAATTCTATAAAACATTGACTTGGCATAAATCCTCTAATAAATTTCAATGAAGTGTTTAAATCAACACTATATACTATAAAATTAAAATTAAATTTAAGAAAAAAGAATATATTTTTCTTTTTTTTCCTACTATCATGGTTGGCGGACGGAACGTCCGCCGGAGAGGGGTATGAGTAAGTGTAGTAATAAGAGGGGTTTAAGGGGAGAGAAGAGAAGAGAGGGAGAAAGGGTAGAACCGAAAGCTAGGAATCACCTAGGAAGTGTACACTTTTCGTCGCCGAACTCTACTGTGCAATATTCAGACTTTCGTAACGATCTATTGCAAAAGTCCGTCTTTTACGGATAACCCACAAGGAAACCCACCATGAAAAAATTTCTCAGCACTACAATCAAGACCATTGCTAAATGGTTTGCACTTCTGGTTTATGGAGTTGAAACCAAACCTGAAGAAGATCCGTACGATCCTAAGAAATGCCTTGAAAAACTCAGAGGCAAATCTGTAGATGAACAGATATTCTATCTGTTCGAAAAGTCCAAAGAACCAACGAACAAATTCCATTACATCTTTGAGGCCTTTCATGAATTAAGTGCGTATCATCATATTTTTGAAGGCGAAAAGCGGTTTCAACGAAATTTCTTGAACTGTCGGGGATGTGCAGCTCATTCCCTTAGGATAAAGCTAGACAACTCTTACAATCTGGTTATTGCCGTAGAGTTTTATAAACCTGCCGGAGACGGGCGTTCTACAAGCCTTTCGGGTCTTGAGCGTACTGAATTAGCTCTAAGTGCAAAAGCCACAAAAGAGATTGCTCATGCTTGCCAGAAGATAAACAATCTGTACGAGAGGTTTGGCAATGATGTGCTCGTGAATATCGAGCTTGTTCCGTTGAATGAGAAAAACGAACCGTTTTACGAAGGTGAAGTGCAGTCTATCGGATTGGGAATTAGGTACAAACTCCTAGATGAGGATAGGTACTTTACAGCTTACTACAAGAGCAACATGTTCAAGAAGAAGCTTAACGGAGCAGCCATTACCGCAGATAACCTTTCGTGCGAATACTCTGCTGTTATTAACAAGATCAATCAGATCTGGAGAGATAACGGGAGCAACCTTCGCCTACAAGGAGACCTTGTGGATCCAACGAAGACTACTCTGAATGACATGCCGTTCATTACGACTTTGAAATCTCGTTGTGAAATGATCAAAGATCTATGTTCCGAAGAGTTCTTCAAGGCGATGATTAACTTGTTGAATCATGACGTGTATCTTGTCAGGATTAGTGACCAAGAGTCGCAGCTAGTGATGGATCCGAAGGTAAACTCTGAAGGATTCATTGAATTCAAACCTGTCTTTAAGATGGACACAACCGTGTTGGCTGTATCCATAGCCGCCACAAAATTAAACACACGGTTGTCTCATGAGTCCATCAGATGCTGAAGCCCTAGCAAGGCCACTAAATCCCATATACGCAGGTGTAACTCACGGAAGTAGCTACAACGAATCCGCCAAGCATTATGAAAATGCTGCTAGGTATAACCGTGATACTGCAAAGATTATAGACAAATGCTGGAATTGTTCCAGATTTGGAATGGGAGGTTCCGACCAAGAACGTAAGGAACAAACCCGTTGTCAACGTTGCAGAGCCGCTATGCTAAAGGCTATAGAATTAGCCGAAGCGGACAAAAAATAAAAGAACCGGATTCCTTTTAGGGAATCCGGATTTCTTCACTTTCCGATTGGGATGAACACTTCAGGAAGTTCTGGAGTCACATACTTTACAGTGCGATCAAAGAACAACCCGTCGGTTTTTACAAATGGAACCAAGCTAGCGGTAATACCTGGGTCATCAGCAGAACTGAATGCCAAGTCAAGGACACCTACATACGAGTCGTGAATGCCACGATATCTCATCGGCACATTGTCTCGATTGGTCAAGCCTTGAGGGCCAGCTTGGGTGATCTTCATAGCAGCACTAAAGAGCTCAATTCCGTTTACGCCGTTTGCGAAACGCAGAAGTTCATTAGTGACAAGCTGCTTTAAGCAGATATTGGGTTTGATGTTGCTGAACATACTCCTGAGAATCTTCATCGTAATTTTTCGAGTATTCAAGCAACGATACGTTTCTGTGCTGAGTTTCTTGATAAACGGATACAGCACATACTCGTTCAGACGGAGTCTCTTGTTCTTGATGTCCATGTTATCTTCACGAATCAGATCGTCATAGAACCACAAGATCCACCTGAAGAGATGATAAATGCTTTTCTTATCTTTCGGCAGAACGTGAACCATATTATCACTGGTGCATCCATCCAAGATTCTTCGAACTGAAGTATGAATCTTGTCTGCCTTATTGATGGCTTGCTCTTTGGTAGTCGTGTAGATCTTACCAAGCTGGAAGTTCCAGAACTCAGGTTTAGAAAGATCGTCAAGGCTTTCAAATCTAGCTTTAGAGAGGAGAGAGATTAAACACCCAGATAGCCACTTGTCAGTAGCCAAAAATTCTCTACTAGCCTTGAACCAGAATTTCTTTCCAACTTCAAAATACGCAAACTGTTCTAAATCTTCTTCGGTAGGTTTTTGGTCTATAACACTCACGAACTGGTCAGCTCCAAAGAACCTCATAGTCTGGTCCCATCCACCGTCGCTGATGTAATACAGCATGATGTTCACAGACCTACGGAACACGTCGAGTTCCATAACTCTATTTCGATACTCTGTGCCTTCAGTGTCTCTGAAAATTTCTTCCTTCCGGCGAATCACGAATGGCATAAGCATGGTTTTCAAGCCAATCGTATTATTGCCAACAGCATAGGTACCTCGATCAATCATTTGGTAGATTGCATAGTACATAATACCGTTGATCTTGAAGAAGAAATTGTTAATTACTCTCGGCAATAACAATTTAATTGACACCTCCTCTTCTTGATAATTTTTGCCGTCTTCGACACAGAATATCTTGAAGCGGATCGTAGCCTCGTACAGACGAGACTCTTCGATCTTATGAATATCGGAGAATTTGCTTTCATCTTCTTCAATGGTGCAGTCCAGATACTTAACGTGTCCAGTACTTTCCATTGCTTTGGAGACGTGAGCGATGATATCCTTCATATTCTCTGAACTACCTTTATTGTAAATGAAGGCTTCATTGAATTTTTCCGGATTCGCTCCTTGATATCTTTCATACCACTGCTCAACTAATAGCTGATCAGCTACTTCTTCTGTTGCTGTTTCCATTTTACCTCTGGGTTGCGAAAATTAGTAATTTCTAGTTGTCCAAGACAGGACAACAGAAACTTTTAAATTTCCTGTTCAATGCTTAATATAAACCAGATTTCAATTTTGGTGTATTTTAGCTAGTTCTCACCTAACTTTATAATGAAACCGGGCTTCGGCCCATAACCAAAAGGATCCCACCATGTCTAATAACAAGAAAAAGACTACAGACAAGGCTTACTTCTCCAGCTTGGATCTCGTTGATCGTGTGTCCAAGGCTGTCTCCGCCACCAAGAAAGATGCGAAGGTCATCGTTGCTTCCGTGAAGGACTGCATCGTTGAAATGCTTCAGGAAAAAGGTCAGGTTCGTATTGACGGCCTCGGCACCTTCCGTGTCTCTGAACGTGCAGCTCGTCAGGGCCAGAATCCCCGTACTGGTGAAAAGGTACCCATTCCGGCTACTCGTGTTGTGTGCTTCCGTGGCGGTAAGGCTCTTCGTGAAGCCCTTACCAAGAAGAAGTAATCTATAGAGTGTTTCTCCTCAAATAGATAATCTGGCATAGCCTCTTGTTGGCTATGCCAGATTAGTTGAAACTCCATAATGAAAATTTCAAGGATAAATTATGTACTTCGATAAAATTCTCAAACAAGCTGAAGAGCCTATCAAACAACAAAAAGTCTTCTCTGATAAAGACGAAGAAATGTTTGTGTCTATCTTTAAAGCCGACGATGATGACACAGGAGAATCCCTAGAGAATCCTGATGAAGGCGGTGGTAATGCTGGCGAAGATGCCGGAGCAGCTCAAGGCGGCAATGAAAATGATACCGGAGAATCCTTGGAAAATCCTGGCGAAGGCAATCAGCAGGGTGAAGATGATAATGGCACCGGAGAGTCCCTAGAAAACCCTGATGACAATCAGGACACTGGCGGACAACCTCAGGGCGGAGAGGATAATGGTTCTGGCGAGAATCTGGAAAATCCTGATCAGAGCGGACAAGATCCTAACGTTGCTCAAGATCCGAATGCCCAGCAACCTCCTCAAGATCCAAATCAAGATGCAGGATCTGATGCCGACAAGAAAATACAAGATATCAATGAGCGAATTAATCTATTCAGGAAGCACCGTAAGCTTGAAGATACCGTTCAGGTTTTGTATGACGCTGTATCTGGAGCCATCGGTCAGGTGGTAACAACCGACAGCCGAATCAAACTGCTCCGAATTCAGAAGGATTTGCTGGTGACCAAGGGTCAGTTAGAGTATGCCATCAGTCTTGACTTCAAGACTATTGACATGGAAAAGGCTACTGAAATCTATAAGGTTCTTGAAAAGAAGGTATCCCTCATGACGGAGACCATCAGAAAAATCCGAAAAGAGAACGCAGAAGCTTAACTTATATTTTGCTTAGCCACGATACGATTTGTTCGTATCGTGGATTTTTATGGCTAAAATTCAGATTTTTTGCGAAAGCGGTTATTTTTTCCAGTTTACGGATAACATTAGATTAGAAAGAACCAAGCATCGTGCGCACGGTTCAAATTTCCTAAAGTCTGTCCTTGGACAGATAAACACAAACCTCCTTAATTAAGGTAACTACAATGTCTATCTCGTACATTCAAAGTGCCCAGACGAAGGGTTGCAATGACTCTTTTGCTGGCATTCTTAAAGAATGCGCTGAAGAATTCAAGACGACCGACCTCAACGTCTTTAGTGCTAAGGACTTCGAGGAAGTGTTGAACGACGAAAATCTTCATAACCGCTATACTGAACTTCTCGCTGCTCAGCTGAGCTCCGATGAACAGGCAGCCTTCACGCAGATGGCTAAGAACAACCGTCTCGATGCTCTCGCCAACGAAGGTGGTGCTATCGGCACTGTTGCTCCGATGGCCTTCCTCTCGACCCCGATGCTCCGTAAGAGCTGGGCTCGTCTGTGCATGCCCAAGGCCATCCCGACCGAAGCTGTTGAAAAGCCGAAGTTCGCGATCAACTACTGGCATCCGTGGATCATGAATCCGCTGGACGGCATCAAGCACTACGCTCCGGAAGACCTCGCTGACGTGGGTGACGCTGTTTCCAAGGTGAAGCTCGCTGAAGACGTGAAGTTCCAGTTCACCAACAACTGCTTCTCCATGAACCTCTTCACTGGTAAGGACGTGGACATGGCTGGTAACGATACCAACACCACGAACTACAAGAAGGGTTCTTCTCCGAAGTATGATGCCATTCTCGCTCTCAAAGAAAAGGCCATTATGGGCAACGACGAAGTTGATGTCAACTTCTCTATCGTTCAGGCTGGCTTCAAGGTTCCGGCTGTTGGCGACATTGTTGTCGTTGATGGTCAGGCTGTGGCTCTCACCAAGGCTCTCACTGTCAATGGTGAAACCGTGACTGCTGACGACCTCATCAAGAACATCAAGATCCAGGTTGCCTCTCGTGTGATGGCTTTCAAGGGTACGATCGCTATTTCTCTCGAAGTTGACGCTGATTGCGTTGACGGTGCGGCTGGCGACGTGGCTAAGGTCACCATTCAGGACAACTTCTACGGCGACGTTGACACCAAGACTGGTCGTTTCTCCGGTACTTGCGTGGCTGGTAAGCTCGACTTCGTGATGATCCGTGCCTTCGTGGCAAGCAGGATGAACAATGCCAATATTCAGGTTGGCTTCGACATCCGTGACAAGGAAGTCGATATCGGCGACGGCGAACACCTCGAAGCTCCGGTGCCGAACGAGTACATCACTGACCTTCTCCGCATGTTCAACTTCCAGGGCGTTACTCGTCTTCTCGAAGTCATGTCGAACTTTGTGGCTCAGAAGGTTGACCTCGACGCCATCGCCTTCATCGATACCAACATCAACGACTTCATCGAACAGAATCCGGGTCAGTTCACGACTGCCTTCTCTGCGAAGCCGGTTGGTTCCTACAACATGAACCCCGTTGAATGGAAGAAGGTGCTTCCGTCGCTCATCGATCACCTGAGCGCCCGAATCATCAACAAATTCCATTACGAACAGGGCTACTTCAGCCTCATCTGCAACCCGCTTGACGCTCACCTCTTCCCGCAGGTTGACTGGGTGTTCAACTCTGGTTCCGGCAAGGAACATTCTGGTGTGACCTCCAACTATAGCTACGGTTCCTTCCAAGGCATCTACAGCTACAACATGGTGGCTTCTCCGAACGTTCCGCAGGGCTTCATCCGTATGGTGTTCATCCCGACGAACGAAGACCAGATGACCATGAAGTTCTACCCGTACTCCTTCACGGTGGAACAGCCGGGTTCTGGCTACAACAGCCCCAACAACGGTCGTGTGCCGACCATCATGTGCCATCGTCGTTACACGTTCCAGGAAGTGCTTCCTGGCTACGGTAAGGTTACGATCACTAACAACAGCGCGGCAGAAATGTCCTACGCTGGTCAGTCCCCGTACCTCCCGACCGACACGCACATCGGCTAATTGCCAAAAGATTAAAGAGCATAACCATCAAGGTTATGCCCTTTATCTTGTTTCAACTTAGAAATGAATAACCTAGGAACCACCTGCCATGCCTGAAGTCCATTATCAGCTCACGAAGAATAAAAGCTTTCTTCGTATGCACAAATTTCTTAAAGATCAAGGAATACGGAACAACAAGTTCTTTCTAGTCCTGTACGACCAGCTCTTAGAGAATGTAGATCCATATCACGTTACGGATCCGAATTTGAGAGCCAGAATTATTCGTGAATGCAAAATTAATCCTTGGTACTTCCTTCGGGAAGTAGCTCGGCTTAACGTTCCGGGTGGCACTATCCAATACGAACTTCATCGTGGAAATCTAGCCCTTACCTATTGCTTGCTGAATAACTTATCTGTGGTAGAACTTCTCCCTCGTCAGAATGGTAAGACCGTAGGTGTTAACTTCGTGATGGCTTGGACTTTCTTTTTTGGTACTAAAAACTCTGATATCGTCTATGCCAATAAGAAGCTCTCTGACGCTGAAAAGAACTTACAGCGCTTTGAAGATATCATTCGTCTGCTCCCTCCTTGGCTGATAGAACAGAAGCACCCGAAGAAAGACCACGAAAACTTCCAGAACTTCACTCGTAAAGAGCATCTTAATAACGCTATCAACGTCATTCCTAGCGCCAATTCTGAAGAAGATGCTGACAAGCTTGGTCGTGGTCTTACGATTCCTATCTTGTGGTGCGACGAATTTGCGTTCTTGGATTATAACTGGGTCATGTACGCTGCGGCTGCTCCGGCTCTGTCTGCCGCTTCTGAAGCTGCTGCGAAGAATGCTAGCCCTCACTGGAAGTGCATCACCACCACTCCGAATAGTATTGACCTTCCGGCTGGACAGTACTGCAAGACTACCATTATTAATGGAGCTGTAGACTTTGATGAAAAGATCTTCTATGATCTTCCAGTTAGCGAACTTGCTGACTATGTAGATAAGAATAGCGAAAACGACTTTGTGCATATTGAATTCACTTGGCAACAGCTAGGTCGAGACCAGAAGTGGTATCGTAAGCAGTGTCGTGAATTGAACAACGATCGTCTAAAGATCAAACGTGAAATTGACTTGGAATGGACTTTATCTTCTGACAAGAGCCCGTTCACTGAAGAAGAGCTAGAAACTGTTGATAGATACATTGTCAAAGAAGAGCAAGAGATGTTCATGCCTATCTTTGACACTGGCAATCATAAGCTGACTCTCCTAGAGACGGTGGATTTCTATGCTCCGGTGATACTGTCTTGTGACGTTGGCGCTGGATCTGGAGATGACTTTAGCACTATGACCGTGTTGGATGCCTTTGACGGTCATACAATCGGATACTTTAGATCCAACAGAATTGTGCCATTGCCTTTTGCTAGGATAGTTGGAAAGGTTTCTGAACGAATCTTCCCCAACTCCACGATAGTTGTAGAACGAAACTCCTATGGTCTTGATGTGATCACCACACTACTGGAGAATCCTATCACTAAGCCCAAGGTATTCTATACGGTGGTTCGTGATAATAAACCTGACGGCTCGCTGATAAAAGGCCCGAAGGAAAAGCGTGAATACGGTGTCTCTACCAATGTAAGCTCTCGAGATTCTATGATTTCGAACTTATTTTTGTATGTGGCCGAGGAGCCGTCTAAGCTTCGTAGCCGTTGGATCCATAAACAACTCAAAACTCTTGAGCGCAAGAAAAATGGAAAGGTTGAACATACTCAAGGCGAGCATGACGACGATATCTTCTCTTACCTGATTGGAAGATACGCTATGACCTTTGCGTCTATAAATCTATTTAGGCGTAAGAGATATGCTCATCAAGAACGTGGCGGAGAAAATGCTTATGTCCGTCCTACGGTCGTTACCGAACGTGTCAGAACGCTTGATGATCTTATCAAGGAATCCAACAACAAGGCCAGAAAAATCTTTTCACTAAACAGGCTATAACATGCTAGAAAAACCAGTAAATGAAGTCTTTGACAAATTTGAAGCCATAGATAACTATGCAGATATTACTAGCAATAGCACAACCATTAGCCCGGACATCCGGACTATGGAAGATGCTTTGATGAACCAGATTGAGAACCTCAATCATATTGCAGAATTTGAACCTGAAGACAAGTTCAGTCCGCTGTTCAATTCTATCAGTATCCTTCGAAAGTCTCTCTCTGAACAGCCTGAAGTTAATGCTGAAAAGCTCGGGGTGATCAATACTTATACCAGTGATCTTCGCCAGAAGCTCTTTAGTATTATGAAGTCTTACATTGGCATTGATGAAAACTCTAATGCCTTTGGAAGCCTGAAGGATCTTGAGTCCAGTGAACTTCATAACTTCATTGAAGCTCTCTACAAGTTCTTGGTGACTTATCGTCTTGAAAATCTTGTTAACTATGTCTACAACATGGTTAATCGTAACTTCAAGGCTCTGGTTCAAACCTATAAGCCGCTTGTCAATCGTCAGGATCTTGGAGCTAAAGACGCAAGGCGCAAGGCTAAGAGTCTTGACTGCGCTGTAGTTCTGGATCGTATCGATGACATCACCAAAGACATTTTGAGCGGAAGTTTCGAAGTCGAAGACTTCTTATCTGAGCTTACAAAGGGTCTGGAAGATGAATGGCAGAATGCTATGGTCATCGAAGAATTCGAAGCCGTCAATATTCCTAACCTTGAGAAGGCTTATATCGGTGATATCCTAGAGTCTCCAGATAGCCTTCGTCAGCTTACGATGAAAGTTTACTCTTTGCTCTCTGAGCGCTACAAAGGAAAACCTAATGAATAACACAGCACCCACCCCTGAAGAAATTGAATCTGACAAGGTTCTTAAGAAAGAAGTCAGCGATCTCCAAGAAGATCTAAACACTCTTGGTGATAAGCTTGAAAATGAAGAGATCTCCTTGGAAGATTTCCAGGCTAAAGCCAACAGCACCTTAGCTAAGCACACCTTTAAAGACTTCATGGAATTCTTCAACAGTTCCTATGAAAAGGTAAAGCTCACTGCGGAAAATCCAGAAGCCTACCTTTCTAAGCAGAAAGTCTTTATTGGAAAGAACGGTGAGTCTGGAAAGGCTCGTCGCCGTCGTGCAAAGACTGAAGAAGTTAAAATCCGTGCTGCATTGCGTATTAATGCTAATATTCTTGATGCATTTGAGCTTAAGAAGTTAGCTAATGCCTATGTTGCCGAAAAATGCGCTGAATTGCGTAACGACGAAGAAGCAATTGCTGCCGCTAAAAAGTGGTTTAACAATGCTCTTGGAAAGGACATTAGCAAGGCGAATAATGCTGATACCCTGTCCGCAGTTCAGTATGCCAACCATGATTTGCTTAGTACTCTTGGCACCCACCTCATTTTTGCCGCCAAGGCTTTAGCAAAGACTGAAGGTACTTATGACGTTGCTCCTATGTGCCTCCAGCTTACTAAGAACGCAAACGCTGTCTCTGCCTCTATTATGGCTGCAAGGGCTATGCCCGAAGAAGATCTGAAGAAGATCGACTTTAAAGCTCTTGAAGTCTTTAGTCAGGCCCTTGTGGATTTCAATTCGGTGGTTGAATATAACATCAAGGAAGCAGCTTTCTAGTCTAGGCGCAAACTCTAGTGTTGTCCTCATATGTCTTCCGGTAGGCTCGTTTGGGCCTACCGGATTTCTATGCAACTCGATATTGTTATGAAGTACTTAAAAGCTCAAAATAATGATTATATCGTCGAAGCTGAAAAGATTAATGTGTACATTCCGTCATATTACTTCGGCATCGATATGGCTACAGAACTTGGCAACCAAGTAGATACTGTAGGCATTATGACTCTTGAGATCTGGGATAGCACCCTCAAGACTCCTGAATTGTGGGAAATGAATTGCCCGGTGATTGTCCATGTGATGAGTACTGAAAACTCTAAGGTTACTAGGACGTTCTCTAAGCTGGATTCAACTCCAGAAGAATATCGTGTGTTTACTGCACACAAAGGTGAAATTCTTTTCAAAGATGCTATCCACGTTCAAAACTCTAAAGCGGCTAACAGATTTTTGACTTTCATTCTTAATGGCAAGATCCCTAATAATCTGAAGTACAGCCAGCTCCCGGAGAACCTTCTTCAGAACGCTTCGTTTAACGGAGTTAATATCGGTGTTCCTGACTCTATTGTGGAACTTCTGATGGGCGAACTTGCTAGAGACGAAAAGGATCTGCGTACCCCGTTCAGAGTGGTAGCTGGAAAGACTGGAGCTGAATCCGGATACCAGACCATAAAGATTAACGAACTTCCAGCAATGGCTAGTACTTTCGGAGGATTGGCCTTTGAAAACATCGGTGATGCCATCCTTAGTGGCTTGATTAATTCTAAAACTGGCCGAGAAGAGACTATAGCTCCTACCGAGGAAATTCTCTACTTTTAGTTCTAAAAGCCAAGCCACCGAGCTTGGCTTTTATAAATTTCAAAGATTCTATAAAGGCCCTAGAAACTTTTCATTAGGTAACAATCCATAAGCGGACTTCCACCGAAGTCCGTAAACTTAAAACAATCTACTCAAATGAGGACAGTATGAGTACTGATATGAAGTACATCCATCCCCACTCGGAGAGCCGGATTATTGACAATGCCGTTCTGACTGTGTCTGCATCGGGATTGTCCAATAAATTCATTGCGCTGGAAGCCGAGAAGGGTATGCCTAACGAGGCTACTTACATTAGTTCTCCCTCGGAGTACACGTTCAACTTTGGCGAGCCCAACTACAACAAGTATGGGCAGAGCGGCCTGAATGCCATTCAGTGGCTTCGTGCTGGCGGTGGCCTTTGGGTGATCCGTGTAGTCCCGGATGACGAAACTTTTGCTGGTCTTAGCATTGGTATTGGCTATCGTGCCAATAGCGAATACGCTAACGACGAACCCGAATTCAAGCTCCTTGAGCGCACTGAAGGCCAGATCAAGGTCTGGAATGCATACGTCGCTGTTTCTAACGGCAATCCGACTATGGTTAAGGGCAGGTCTTCTGGTAACTCTGTCCTTCTTCCGAAGTTCTATGCTGGTCGTTGGGTTAAGAGGGGTGAATCCGAAGTCTTTGAACCTGAAACTTCTCTCGGCCTTTTGACTGAAGACGAGATCGCCATGCTTAATGTGGGCATTGCAGATGATCGCAAGAAGTATTCTCCGATGGCTGCTCGCCGTGTGTCTCTCGTCAGGAATGAAACCATCGAACTCAAGTTCGAGGCTAAGGTATCTGACACCATCAATTCCACTGATCCGGAAGATGAAAATAACTACTATGTCTTGCATACTGCCGCTGACGAAGCTGCTCTTGGCGATAGCAAGCTTGGTTATCGTGAATCTTCGGCTATGGCCGTTGAGATCGAAATAGACGATAACGGTACGGCCAAGAGGGTTTCTGCTGTCAAGATTGAAGAAGGCACCGAAGCAACTATTACAGTTGTTGCCGGTTTCTCTGCTCTTCAAGCAAATGATGTTCCGTCTCTGTTGGCGGCTTACGTCGATGGCAAGACTGGTACTCAGGAAAGGGAAGCTAGCGTTGGCTCCAAGGCGGAACACGATCCGTCGGATGAAAGCTTCTGGAAGACTCGCTTCTTGTCTCGCCTGAACGAGTTGAATCCTGCGCTTTCCGATGGTGGTAGCAGCCATACTGCTGACTTTATCAATCTCCTGAAGACTGACATTCAGGGTGTTGGCGACACTTGTATCAAGGGCATCATCACTGGCAGTTCTATCAACGAATGGCAGAACAGCTATGAAGTCTACCATTTCGATCCGAAGAACTATGGTGACACCGACGGAACTGTACGTCCGATTTCTGAAAAAGAAATGAAGTCTATCAGCATCAATGACAAGACCAGCCAGCCTGCTCTGTCTGTTGTTGAATATCTTGACTGGTTGTACGCCAATCAGCTGGACGAAAATCTGTTCGCTCTTGGTAGCCAGTTTAGTAGCACCGATGGTGGCAATAGCGGCTCTGCTCTTGAAGATCAGAATGGCAACGTTATCGTTACCTCTCAGGGATTCGCTATCTTTGCTGACGAAATGGAACTCAGAGTGCTTACTGCAATCAACACTGAAGTCTTGATTTCTAGTCCGAGTACTGGTTATTACGATCTTCAGAAGTTGTACTTCGTGAATGACGAAAACGGCAATGCGCTTTCTTCCAAGACTTCCACCGATCCTGAAGTTGCTTACTACAACCTCAACAACCTCGATGAGCGCTGGGAAGCTGTTGACCTCAACACTGCTCCCAACGAAAGTCAATATGTGTACGGAACAAGTGCTTACACCACTAAACCTGTTGTTCGCTACACTATGTCTTCCAAGATTTCTTCGATGTCCGAAGATAATATTCAGCTGTTCTTCAGCGACAATGAAGGCGGAGATAGGACTGAAAGCTTCGTAGCTACTGACCTTATTGCTCTTCTCAAGAAGGTCGGCGGAACGAACTTCATGACTTTCGCTCCTGACGAAAACGAAAACGGCAACACGATCGTCAAGTTCGGCAATATCTGCAATGGTAAGGGCTATCTTAGCGCTGCTGAATATCAGACCTTGGTTGACGAATCTAGTGATCTCGCTAACCTGTTTGTCGAAGAAACGCCGGGTAAGTACGTTTTCCGCACCACCACGTTTACGGCGTCCGAATTCCCGCAAGAGCTGATTTCTGGCTCGTTCAGGAATCTGGTCAATACCGAAGGCACTGGAATGTACCTCAAGATGAGTGAGTCGAACACTTATCTCTTGAATGTCGAAGCTATCAATTCTTGGTATGCTCAGCTAAAGACGAACTCCTTCCTTCGTGAAATGATCCGCAATGCAGACTGCACTGTTGAAGGCGATGGTGACAATGGTTCGACCACGGTCGATATCCATTATGCTCCGTCTTACAGAAGCGTGTTCATTGACAGCGATAGCCTCTGGGGCATTCGTATGGTCTTTGATGCTACGGCTCTGGATACTTCGTTCTTTACGGCTAAGGCTGCTAAGGACGATCCGGATCATCCTGTGGTTATCACTGGTAAGAGCACTGGCGAATATGCCTACTATCCTGAAAGAAAGGTGGTTGCTCATTACAAGACGGGTGGCAGCAAGGGTAACTTTGAGCCCAACGCTGACTACTCTCACGCTGGCTACAACGCTATCGGCTTCGTTGCTACTCCGTATTCTGTCTTTGATCTTCAGGGCAGCAGCTATCATGCGGATGACGATGAAGTTATCGAGCAGCGTGCAAACTCTGCTAAGGGCCGTGTGGTCGGTTCCACTCTTGACAAGATTCAGACTCGGGACATTGCAAGTCTCCGTCCGCAGTCTGCTTGCTACGCAGAATTCCTCCGCTTCTTGCCTAAGGGTTCTGGTAAGTGGTACAACCGTCTGTCCGTCAACCTCGCTTATGACGACTCGATGGATCGCACGTACACCGAATGGAGCATGTTCCGTCTGACTATTTCTGAAAAGCTTGATGGCGGCGAAGTATCTCGTGAAGCATTCAATGTTTCTCTGGATCCGGATGCCGTTTCTGCTGCTAAGGAAAGTCTCTTCATCGAAGATGTGGTTAACCGCTTCTCCAAGTATCTCACTTGCGTGGTGAACTACGACAACCTCTCCAACTTCATTGATGCTAAGATTGGCGTCCACACGGATGACAACAAGCCTATTGAAGATGAAGACGGTAACGAAATCGTTGTTCCGGTTGATGCTGTTGTGAAGTACATTTACAACCAGATTGATCTGGATCAGTTCAACGATCGTATCTTCGGCGAAGGCTATAAGGAAACAGCTCTCGCTCAGTACGAGATCAAGAGCCTTATGAGCGCTATCGGTTATGATACCAACCTCTGTCATCTTGATACCACGTTGTATGATGACGAAGGCGAACAGACCTATCTCGAACCGTTCGTGTCTCTGTATCTCTTCCAGACGCTTTCCAGCACCAACTCGCTCTATCTCGGCGGTGGTTCTCATGGTCGTGGCTGGGGCTACGAACACGAAAATGAAGAAGGCGAGCTCATTACGAACTCCACGCTTGAAGAAGCTCTTGTCAAGGCCTACAACGGTACTACAGACGCTATCGTTACGAACATCAACCTCTGCGTGTTCGACATGGTGATGGACTGTAACTATCCGGTGATGGTCAAGACTGCTATGAACGAGCTGAGTTCTGTGATCCGTCAGGACTGCGTAACGATCCTTGACCAGGGTATCTCCACTGCAAATGCCCAGCAAGCTATCGACATGCGTAAGAACAGTATGAACTACGATACGTTCTATACGTCTATCTTCACGCAGCATCTTGAAATTACGGATGAATGGAGCGGCAAGCCTGTTAAGGTTACTCCGACCTTCTTCTTGGCAAGCAAGATTCCTCTCAACGATACGGCTTACAGTCCGGCGGTTAACTTCGTTGGCCCGAACCGTGGCGTTGTGTCTGGATTTAACTCTGTCAGCTGGATTCCGACTGAACCTGAAAAGGATCAGCTCTATCGCAACCAGATCAACTACATCGAACGTGATAACATCGCTACGGTGTTTGCGACCGAGTTGACGACCCAGACTAAGAACACCCCCTTGACCCTCATCCATGCGGTGCGAACTCTGTTGCGCCTCCGTCGTAGCATGGTGGCCGTCAGCCGTAACTACCGTAGTGAGTTTGCGACTTCCGATGTGTATGGTCTCCTCCAGACCGAACTGAACGAAATCGCTACGAGCTATGTGTTGGCAGGTGGCTATGAATACATCACTCCGGTGATTAACACCTCTGACTACGATCGCCAGCAGCGTATTTGCCGTGTTGACGTGGACGTTGCGTTCACCGATATCATCGAGCGCTTTGCGTTCAACTTTATCGTGAACCGTGTGTAACCTTCCCTGAAAGATGGGGCGAATCTCGCCCCTCTTTCTTCTTTTTTCTTTAAATAAGGACAAAAAATTATGGCCTATAAAGGATCAAATTACGGGTTACGTCGAGCCACGAGCGCTATTTCTCTTCACAACGATAGTGCAGAACAGGCAAAGACCGATACCTTCTACACTGGTGGATTCAATACTAAGACCCTTCCTCTTGACCCGCTGATCACTGGTTATGCGTTTATTAAGTGGATCCGTCTGCCGTCTTGGTTCACTAAGACATTCGATTATTTCCCGGCTATCACCGAGAAGAACCTGAAGAGCTTCCAGGGTAACGACGACATCGAAATCTCTCCTGTCGGCGTTCAGATCGGCTTTACTGGCAACGAAAGCCAGTTCAGCGGTGCCATCGGCTCTAAGGGTTCTGGCTTCACCATGAGCCACAACGAATATGCCGGATCCCCGATCATTGAAGCCTACAACTACTGGGTTAGCTCTATCCGTGACCCGCACTCCGGTATTGCTACTTACCCGGCAGAACATGGCGTAGATTATGCCGCTCGTAACCATACTGGCGAATTGCTTTATGTCCAGCTCAAGCCGTCTGCTGGTAAGATTGGCGAAGCTGCTCGTCAGATTGCTTACGATATCGAAGATGCAACGTACTACACTAACGTCCAACCTCTGAAGATTCAGCGCTCTCATCTGAACTTCCAGCAGGGTTCTCAGGAAGGCGTGACTGTGGAACAGAGCTTTACAGCTGACCGCTGGTTCGGTGCAGGTGTGCTTGAATATGCTGCCGCCACCTTGAGCTCCTTCGCTTCCATCGCCTGCCTCCAGACCGAAAACGTTGGCAACTTTGGTGCAGAATAATTGCTCTCAAACAGAGATTAAATATGGAAATCCTTCGGGATTTCCATATTTATATTATTCTTTGCACTAATTTCAAAGGAGTTAAAATGTCAATGGCAGATGGACAAGAATTTGATGATTTCATTGAAGAGCTTATGAAAGCACCGGGATATGCAAAAGAAAATACGATGTGCTATTTCTATCATAACATATCTGCGTGCCGGAAGTGTCCGAAGTTTGAGGATTGTCCGAACCGTGAGCCTAGGCCAATTAAGCCTGCCACGAATGAAGAAGTAAAGTACAAGAGTGAGATCTATATAGACTTCGAAGGAACGGTCATTGACAATCTGAATGACTGTAACATTTTGAAAGAGAATTGCGAAAATATTTCTAAGTTCCTGAAGGGTTGCGAAAGTACTTTTAGGTTCCTGAAGACGATGGGTAATATGAATGATGGTAGCTACAAACCTTACAGAGTGAATTTCTTTACTTGGGGTCTGACAGACAAAGATCTTGATCACCCTACACGCTCTTTGGACATACAGCACCTGGTCAAAATCATTTTTGCTGAATTAGGGGTTCCGTTGGATATGCAAGGTAGTGTCTACACCAAAGATCTCTCAGTTCGAGGAGCTATCGAAGACAAGTATCTTCTGCCGGAAGATTTTGACCGAGCTATCTGCCCCGGAATGATGAAAGAATTTGGTCTTTGCAAGACCAACTGTTTTCTAGCAGATATCCGTGGCCAACGTCTCAAGTCTGGAGAGAGGTCTACGATCTTAATAGATGATCTTGTTGAGATGGACGTTCTGGAAAAGTCTAGTCACATTATTAGTCTTGTAGAGGACAATAATAAAATGATTTACCTGATTAATCCTTTAAACATGGGAGTTAAAAATGAGCTCTAACTTACATTTAATCGCAAAACTCAAATGGAGCAAATCTAACAAAGATGTCTATGCTCTTATATCTGTGTCAGTACCTGAAGAGATTGCTCTGTCTGATAACTGGCCAAGCGAAGTAGACTTTTACTCCAACCTAACCGGGTACGAAGTTTCTGGAAAAGACAAGAAGTATGAAGGAGAAGTGGATCCGTCTTGGCAGAACCCTACTCCGATGGGTGCGTATATCCATTCTGGAATCTCTTTCTATCGTGGAAGTGGAAAGGTAGACCAGTGGGATAGCGGCCTAGCCGGATATCTTGTTGGGCCTGACAAGGAAGAAGTCGAATCTGCTGCAAACATGATGTGCGCCTATCCGGAATTTGAAACTAGAGTCTGGGTTCAGCTTTCTGTTACGGCAGACGATCTCATTCGTCATAATTTTGTAGAGCAAGAACAGGTATTCATCGAGAAGTATTTTACTCTTGCAAGCTACGGTTCTGAAAGGCTCAGGAATATTAAAGAGCTCGAAGAATTTCTCAAGACCGAATACTTCAATGAAGAAGAAGGTAAATCTTTTGAATGGATAAATACCGATGGCGTTTGATTATCTATCTAAACAAGAAGCCGAGGCGATGCTCTATTTAGAGTGCGCTTCGATTGTTCGAAAGTTTTTAGAAATAGATAAGGAAAGAACCGCAGGATATTGTAGCGACTACAATTCCGCATTCTTGTATTTAAGAAGTATAGAGCAAGAGTTACTTCGATTTCTTAAATTAGAAAATAGCTCTTCTGTTGGAACTGAGTGTTTTGTAGCTGGCTTCTTATTCTCTGCATTGATAAAGGCCGGAGATTGTTCTAATTTCTTTACTTACCTGACACAAGCTGTGGTTAATGATGTGCTGATCAGACCTTTTGAATGGTCAGTTTACATTGACATAGCAAAATTCTTTATAGAGGATTCAACAAAATGACAGAAGAGAATGCTAGAAAAGAATACTTAAAAGAGAATACTAAGATAGATGCATCAGCTTACTTGGCTATCCAAGAAATTGAGTATCTTATCAAGGCAGTGATTCTGATTCAGCGGAATCTCCGAGATAACAATCGATCTTTAAAAGATGATAATCTCAAAGATCTTACGATGTTAGAGCCATATAACTATTCCAAGTCGTTTGTAGATGCTGTTGTGAAAGCATGGGAACTAACTTTTGGAAAGATTGAAGTAGCTTTGGAGATATTCAAGGCTGCTTCAGGACTTCAGAATATAGATCCTCCAGCTATGGCCATAATGCGAGACGCTATTCTCAAGGATATTGAAGCTAATCCTATTGATTGGATGAATGTCCCGAGGATATCGACCTTGGCAGCTCTTTACATGACTTCTTCGGAGAAAGCCTAATGGAAAATCCAAATGTTCGTTTAGATCAACCAAAAGAAATCGTTGAGGAGATAGCTGGACTAGCTGATATTTACTGGAAAGTATTTACCGTGGGAATCACCAGATCTATCAGTAGTCCAAAGTCTCCTGCAATCTCTCAAATAGGCAATAAATTTATAAGTAAAGCCGACGCAGAGATGATTATAGATTTCTTTAATACTATAGAAGGAATGCAATTAGCTTTGTATCACAAAGTAGCTACTACTCATGCGAACAAAGCCATGATTGACTACCTCATGAAAGCCATCCAATTAGATCCAATAAAATTCGAGCGTCTTGCTCCTAATTTCTCTACTTTCGTTTTGAATAGAGGTACTAATGGATAGCAACGAGATCGAAGAAGCCTTAGAAAATTCAATTCCTAAAGAATCCCAAAAATTAGAAATGGAGATAGAAATAGAAGAAGGCTTACAAGATAGCATTAAAGACATCTTGGATGGCATTTTGATGGCCAATGAAATAAAGAATGTCGTAGGGCTAATTATAGATGTGTACTATGGGTCTACCGGATCTGACAATAACCTGAAGTTGACTCCTCTTATAGAAGGCATGAAGACTGTAGGTTTACACTGCGGATACGGAAATCATACTTTACAAAAGGAAGAACTATCCGAGCTGGCCTCGTTATTTCGTAATCAGAACATCATAAACGCTTTAGCTTGTACAAGTCCAAAAATTGATGGATATGAAACCAGAGCTATAAATTATGGAACCAGAGCTTTTATAAATCCAAAAGTTGATGGATACGAAATTAGAAAAATGCTAACAGACGAGATTGCTAAGGAAATACGAACCAATCCGTTACAGTATCCGAAATTATTTCCGGAGTCAACTAGACGGATGATAAGCAAATAATAAACGCTAGCGTTTGCTAGCGTTTTTTTTTAGATCAAAGAGAGAAGTCTATCTACTTCAGCCGAAGATGGTGGTCTAACTACTACAAGCTTTTCGCTCGCTCGGGTTACTGCTGTATAATTTAAAGACCTTGTCTCTTGACCAAAGAATCCAGAAATGTATGACACGTTTCTCCATTCACTGCCCTGAGACTTATGAACGGTTACGGCATAGCCAAAGTCAAATAAGTCAGTTCCCTTTGGCGCTGGAGGAATACCCGGCAAGAAGATGCTCTTGTCTATTGCAATGAAAGATGCTTCTCCATTCTGTCTTCGGAAGTTGATTCCAAGGATACTCTCAGAGATATCATCAACCTCTTCTACAGTTCCCTGAAGGCCGTTATAAAGATCGATCTCGTAGTTGTTACGGAGACAGATCAACTTGTCGCCGATCTCTGGAATGGGTTTGGTGAAACCCATCTTCTGTCGTACATAGGCATTCAAAGCTTGGCGAATGGCATTCTTACAGCACAGAAGTTGGTCAGGCCATTCGATGCCATACTTGATGAAACGATCCATGAAACTTCCAAAGTCCATTACGATAGTATCAGAGGTGTTTTGCCATCTTCTAGGAATGTAGCCATTTACAGAATCCAGTATGCTGTTAGCTAGAGTCAAGATCCCACTGTCTCCACCTTGGCGATGGATAACTTCCAAAGTAAAATCAGGCTCAGAAATACGGCTATTAAAACCCTTTACAGGCTTAAGCTGACGGTGATCGCCGATATACAAAACTGGAACGTGGAAACTTTCAAGATCTTCAATCTGGCGATCGTCCACCATAGAAGCTTCGTCTACTACTATCAGCTTGAATTCTCCCGGAAGTTCTGGCTTCAAGATGAATTCCAAATCCGGACGATTTACCGTTGCAGATACACGAGCTTTGTTGATCTTTGAATGGATTTCAGAAGTGACATTTTCGCCGTTCTTCATACGCTGAATGATGTCTTCAATGCCATCGATATGAATCTTCTCGTTGTCTTTGTCTACTTCATCTTTCAAGATGTAAATCAGCTTATGAAGCGTCTTTGCATTCAAAATACCTTTGCTGCGCATCACTTCAGCGGCTTTACCAGTTGGAGCGATGAACGCAACGTCATCCGGGCCTAAACCCAGTTGTGTAATGGCCTCTTTGATGATAGTGCTCTTACCAGTTCCAGCTCGCCCAGCTAGCGTAAAAGATTGCTTGTTCGTCTTGTCGTAAATAAACCAATGCTTTACAGCAGCTATGGCTTCAAGTTGTTTTGGATCAAACTCCATTACATCAGTCCTTCAAATAGATCGATCTGTCCGTTCAGTTCCTTAGAAGCCTTTTCAATCTTAGCATCCAGCTCCTTGATTCTTTCTTTGGATCTAGAGATTAGGCTCTGAAGTTCGCACTTCTCTTCCTTACAAAGATTAATAAGATCTTCCAGATCTTTTTTAGATTTCGGATTTGGCATATTTCACCTATATGATTCATAGTTGAACTCTTCAATGTAGATGTTCGATCTATCTGAATAAAGGAAAATTATGAGTCTCATAAATAACTTAAAGCCGGGTGTAAATTTACACGGACTGATGGAAGGCGTAGTCCTTAATCGTAATGATCCCAAGAAGGAAGGTAGGGTCGGAGTATTCATTTCTAGAGTGATGGGTCTAATCCCTAATTCTTCCGAAGAAGAGGATTCCATCCTAATTGTAGACAAAGAATCATCGAAAGATGACGATGCTAATGCTGTATCTGGTACGGCTATCGTAAATGGTGTCAACTACCTATGGGCAAAGCGAGCAAGCCGGTGTGGTAAGGATTTTGGCGAGTGGATTATTCCCAGAGTGGGAACGTCTGTGTTCGTGTTTTTTCTGGATGGCGATCCAACGCAGCTGTATTATCTTCCGTTTGGGCCGGGTGACCGTTGCAAACGCTCTAAGGATATCGATGATGCTGTGATCCACGAAACTCCAGGTGGGTCTAAGATTGGCTTCTCCTTCACAAGCGTTAAGGATGTATATCTGGATGACACGTTCTATGTGGAGCTTCCCGACGGATCTGGAATCAAGATTGATTCTAAGAATGGAACCATCGATGTGATGACTAAGAGTTCCGCAGCAAAGATCGAAATGAAAAAGGATGGAGCGATAAACATCATTGGAGACAAGCTAGCCATTTCTGGAAATGAGATTGTCCTCAATACTCCAAAAGGCGCTATCCTTTGGAAGCCTAATATCGTTCCGAATTGTCCGCTTGGAGGATTCATCCACGGCGGCGAACCTGCTATCTCCGACCTTAAGGGCGGACAAAAGGTATTATAAGATGTTGAAAGGAAAAGACCTAGCTAGAGAGATTAAGAGCGCATTGGAAAATCTAGATCCTGCCAAGGAAGGTGACACCATTCGCTCTAAGTATCAAGATACAATCAAGACGTATCTAGAAAAAAATATTGATATCACTCTATCTTATGAAGGTGCTATTCCCGGCACTCCTCCAACGCCAGATCTGGAGCCATCCTTTAAAGGAAAATTGACCTTTCCGACTTTTGACTTTTTGCCAGCTCCTACAAAGGAAGCTTTCGACCTCAATCTTTCTACAGCTGTAAAGGGCGGTCTAATTTCTAATGGGGACGAATCTAATGGAATAACTTTTCCGCCATTAGCCTTTAATCCAGCTGGGATGATTGTAACTGTCTTTCCAAGCTTTGATGCAACTGATAAGAATGCCTCGGTAGATGACTTTATGGAAAAGTACTGCGACAGCATTCTGAATCAAATTAAAACTGGGTTTATCAGTATAACACCTTCTCTCGGAGCTAGACTGACCAAGTCTTCTACCGGAGCTGTAACTATGGTGACTATCCAATGATACAATTCAACAAGACTCCAAAGCGTTTGCTGAATTATGAAGACCTTATTATAGAGACCTATGATCCGGGCTGGCTTTTAGTTCCGTTTCATAACATGGTCAAGGACAGTAAGGCATTCAGATTTAGGCCGTGGCTCAAGCGCAATAACGATTATAAGTACACCGCTGTAGACGATTACTACCGAAGTGATCTAATGAGCGGCGACGTTCCTTTCCATTACTTTGTAGAAAAAGTTGGAGAAGAATGGGATATCCATCTTGGCACGCCTTTGATCAACCGAAGCTGGTGGGTCAGAGACATGATTGATGCCAAAGTTCTTCATGCCCAATTCCGAAACGTAAAGGTTGTGGCTATTGCCGACAGCTTCTACGACAATATTCCTGAAGAGAGAATGTTTCGAAAACTCTGGCATGTCTTATTCAGTGGGTGGGTTAGAACTTCCAAATTGGATAAGCGCTTTATCAGATTCTTCGACGAAGTTGCTGATTGGGATGCTTACAACGAAGCTAAAGCTAAAGGCACCATTGATTATACATTAACCAAGAGTACATACTGGAATCGGCAAGTCTTTGAAAGGATGCAGATGTACTACAAGAAATTCTAGAGGAATTTATGGAAAGAATTATTGATAGTGCAGAAAGCGTCTATATCGATCAGAATATTGCCTCTTCAGAGTCTAACAAGTGGACAGCTTCCAAACTATCCTTGAATCTGTTATTCAAAAATGACAAGGTAGTCATGGACAATCCGCTTCTTGTGTTCCAGAGATTTCAGAATATCATTAGCAGCCATCTGATACGAACCAATGTGGACGAGAGGTACTTCTATAGGCCTGAGCTGTTTGCTAAGGACTTCTATGGATCTTCTGATCTCTGGTGGCTGGTGCTGTGTAGCAGCGGAACAATCTCCCATCAGAATTTCAATAGACGAAGAATCAAAGTCTTTAACCCGACTGATATAGAAGTCTTAGACTCTATTCGTGAATCAACCATTAAAGAACAGGAGAAGACTGTAGAAATTAAAGATCTAACAATCTTCCCGGTGCGAATCTAAATATACGCGAACCTTCGGGTTCGCGGTTATATTATTTTCTGTGAAATATTCAACCCAAGGATGATTATGATACTAAATAACTTCACCTATAAGCCAAGGCTCATAACTCAGATCAGCAGAGATGATTTTGAGTCTTGTGGTTTTGACTTCAAAGATTTTATCTCTAAGATCTTGTCTGCAAGGAATAACGAGGTAACGCCATTTCCTGATGACGGAGATCATGAGCTTCTTGTAAGCTTTTCAGCTATAGACAGGCGTAATGAATATCTTGGAAAGTTTCGTTTCAACTTTGAGTCTGAAAGCCGTAGATCTACTGTTGAGTTGAACCTGAATTTTCCGAAGAGAACGTTTGAATTCAGTGGTGACAACTACGAAATCGACAGAGGTCTTGACGGAATCTTTCTAGAAAGAGCATTCCCAAACTCGGCTGAGACAATTGGGTATTGCTTTGGAAATTTCCACATTAATGCAGAATTCTGGGGTTTATTCGATGACGGAAAATTCAGTATCAATTTTGATACTGAAGGCAACTATCTACCCCTAAGTGCTTACAACTATGACACGGTCTATAGACAATGCGATATCATCTTGCCGTCCCTCACTTATCCAGAAGGAATGGACTTGATGAATCCAACTGATCTGGATAAGATGTTCATTCCTGAGCTGTCTTCTGCCGTTTATGGAACTTATGTTTTCTGGCTGGACAGATTCCATATCGTAAGTGTTAAGGACACTAAGCGTATGGGTTCTCATGCACAGGATTTCCATTGTGTTGAGCCAGTGATGCGGGTTAGCGTCTCTAACACTTTCCGCAATATCTTTGGGGAACGCTACAGAGATATCCCGGACTTCAACAAAGTTAAAATCTCTGATAAACAGAAGGATCAACTTCTGTCTGACACAGGCCTTTTTGATTCCAACATGTATAATATGCACTGGCAGGAATATCATAGCTTGGGTCTGACCAGAGACGGATTGTTCTCTAAATATCAACAAGGCATGAAGACTTCCTTCTTGGATATCAGCACCGTTCGCACAGTGCTTGATCCGATTGAAAGGAAGGCCTTAGAGATTCTTGAAGTGGTTAATGCGAATCCAGACAAGTACAGGAAACTGACTTTGTTCCCGTCTAGTTCAAAGAAGATAGCTGAAGCCACTGCACCTCTGGTGTCTCTGACCTCTCAAATTGTCCGCTCCACAAAGGCCTTTGCAATGGAGGAAGTATAATGAAAAGATTAATCCGTGAATATGAAAGCCAGTATCTTATAAAGAAATTCTCTTCGCATATTACTACAAAGATCCACAAGTTTGCTGAAGCTAAGATAGGAGAGGACTATTTAACGATAGAAATCCATGAAGTTCCATTCTGCTTCTCAGTCTATGTAAGGCTTCGAACGAAAGACGGAAAAATCTTTACAAGGTCTGTTCGAAAGAAGCTAAACAGCCAAGAAGTGTTTGATCATAATGAATTTGACACTATCTGGAGTGAGCAAAACTTCTGGAAAGGCTGCTTAGTAAAAGTTGTGGAATCCAGAATCGATTCAGGAAAATTCGTTGACTTTAAGATAGATCGAGAAGAAACCAAAGTTCTTCGTACTTTTGATTCTGAACGGCTGTCAGCGTCATCTTTCCCTGTTGTTAATGTCGATGCAGGATCCGAAAAGAAAGTCATTGCCAAAACAGAAAACTTTTTGGAAGTGTTCAAAGGACTTTATTCTAATGATTCTGTAAGCACTGAAAGTAACAGCTACGGCTACAGACGAGGCAATATCACTCCTGATGTCGTATTCTTTGGGAGTTCGTTGTTTAGTCAGATGCGAGAAAGCCTGATAAACAGTCGAAGTACATTCCCAAATGGAGCTACTGGTGCTGAACGTAACATTTGCGTTCGAGAGAATAAGGATATTAACACTGCGATTATTGAGCGCTTTAACGGCGAAAGTCTAACGCTCAGAATAAACACGACAGATAATTATCTTCAGTTCTACGGACTCACTAATGATCACGGAAAGATCTCCATAGGTTTCAGTATGAACGGCGAGCATGTTCCTGATGCAAATTTTTCTAAGATCCCGGTTGCAACTGATATCTTGAATTATTTTGATATCGGGTTCGAGCTTGATTGGTTAAACCAAGCCAAGGAAACCAATACAGTCGTTCCAGAAATCTGCGGAAACCAAGTGGTCTACAGTCTTATCAAAGCTCTACTTGAGAAAGAAAAATAAAAAACTAGCCTACCGCAAGGTAGGCTTTATTTTTTTAAGCTAGACGCTTAGTTCCAATTACCGCTTTCAAGCGTGGGAATCTAAGGCTCTTGGATCCATCCTCTAGAACGAAGATTTCGTTATAAGCCACTGTTACAAGCTTTCCAACGACCTCTTCTGGATGATCCTTCCATCTGAGCTTTTCTTCAAGACTCATGCCACCGCCGACACGCACCTCAAATCCATCGAAGTCAATAATGAGTGCTGCGACGCAGTTGAAAGTCTGCTGGCCTTTTCCGACAACTGAGAACGTCTGATCACTGATTTCCAGACTCTTGACTCGGAATTCGGCATCGTAAACGCCTTTGTACTTGAGCATATCCCAGCTCTCGCCACGGACATACGGACGATCACGACGGAGCATAGAACCTTCCCAACCATTTGCAACGGCTTTCTGTTGGAAGGCATCCACTTGCTCAATACTTGTGACCGGAATCTGTTCAAGGACTCGCATGAAATTGGTATCCCAACTTAGGCTATTAAGGAATTCATGGCGCTCCTTGAAGTTCGGAGATGTGGAAGTTCCGTTCCATTCTTCTTCAGTGATAAGATCCAATACAATGAAGAATGGGTGTTCAACCGTGTGATTCTTCTTATTCCATTCGCTGATAATCGCACGGAAGTTTTCTTTACCTTCTTGGTCAATGATACAAGTTTCACCATCAAGGATATAAGTACCATCTTCCATCATGAAGGAGAACTCATCTGGATCATTGAAGGTTTTGAGGACTGGCTCTTTAAGATTGTCAAACGTCAAGATCGGGGTACCCTCTCGGCTGAAGATCCTGACATTGCTAGCCACGTTGTCTTTCATGTCGAACCAGATGTTAGTTCGGATGCCATCCATCTTTCGGCTAATGAACCATTCTTGAGGATTGCATCTAATGATTTCACGATACTTTTCGTTTATGTGATGAGCTCTTGAGACCTTATAGACAGAGATAAGTTTCGGAAATACCTCATTAATGCTTTCAGAGCTAAGGCCAACCTTCAGGTTACGAGCGATGATTCCACTAAAGATCCACTGCGCATTGGCATCCATTTGTGCCTGAAGATTCCTGCAAGCGGTCTTAGCGGCATTTCCAGTAAGTCTGCGGTTTGCTAGGTCATCGAGAAGGATGAACAATTCGTCTGAAATTTCTTCAAAGGTTTTAATTCCGACTGGAACAGTTTCAAGAGCTTTAACTCCATATCTTACATCAGTTTCCTTGGCGGTCGCTACCAGCAGTTTCTTTAAAAGCTCGTTGCTGGTATATTTGCGAAGGACTGCCTTTTTCCCGGCGGCTCCGGCTGTAGTTCTGATTTCTGTAAGAATATCAAATATTGACATATGTTCCTTTTTTCAGCTGCAACATTACAGCATGTTATAATATAAAATCATTGGATAATCTCTTGGTATAAGAATTTAAAGGTTTCGTACAAGCTTCGTTCGGACATGTTTTCGTCATAATCGCTGTAAGGTAATAGCAAATTATACATTTCAATGATGTTTAAGATTTCTCGGCGTTTATTGGTTATAAAGAAAGCCGCCATCTTTCTAGAAAGAGCCGTCCGTCTTTCTTCCATATTTTCTATACTTCCAAGTCTACTAATAACTAAGTACTCAAAATTTTTTTGAGCTTCTTTGTCAACAGTCTTCAGGAAATTATCAAGGAATTTTCCAACGGTATTAAACTCGTACTTCCACGTTTCTGGATTAAAGACTGAAAAGTCGTTAGACACCAAAGAACGGTTGAAAATCATCGCAAAATTATTTTCGTTCATAGATTTAAACATATAAAACCTCTAAAGGTAATATATCTATTGCATAGCTTTTGAATACAGCGTATGAAGCTGATCGAAAATACCGTGCTCTACACGACTAATTGGCTCATTTATCATCAAGTCATGCAGATCTATGACATCTAGGATAGCTTCCTTTGTACCTAGATACTCTACAATTTTATTGGCGAAATCTGTTATGGAATCCACGAGAGTCTGGTATTCAGACATACTTGGAGTTTCACGCTTGAAGTTTTTTGTATTCCTTGATTAAAGACAGAATATTTGTATTCAATTTGGCGTTATCCGCAATCCGCTGAAACATCTTAGCAACTTCGCTTAGAGATCCATCTTCATTTAACCAAGGTGGAAGAAAATCTGCTTTAGCTCCCTTTATAGAATTAGTGATAAAAGTTTCGATCGAAACTTTTCTGAACATAGCTAGACGTTCCCAGCTCTTTCGCATTAAAGGTGTACTTAAATATGAATAGGACGACATAATTTTTCCAAAAGCAGCTACCGCAAGACTGAGGTAGAAGTCTTGCGGTAGTGCCAAGAAGGAGGAGTATAAAACACAATCTACAAACAACTGTGTCCATTATTGAGTTCACCTATACTGAATAAGCAAAGGCTGTGTGACCACAAAGTATTGCTAAATATGTTGTCACTTAGCACGATGGGTCAGCAAATCAGCTATTACCCCAAATTTAGGGGCGTTTTGGGTGTTCTTTGCACGAGTATAGATGGCTTCTATTACTTGGTCAAGTTGTTGTTTGTTAGTTTTTTTCGATTTTTGATCCATTTCTCATCTCCGTCTAATCGGGCGTTTCTAATTGCATAAAGCAGCGGTTTGCATAAATATCAATTACATCTTCATGTGTTTCTTCATCAAGGTGCTCATGGAGACCTACCTCGCGAAATTTTAGTATTCCGTTGTCGGTTCCCATACATATAGATGGTTCGTCCTCATCTACAGCTACATTTATAGGAAGGTAAAAAGTAGTCCCTTCACTATATGCCCAAGGAAACGCCGACAATCGCATTTTCAAAAAACCTTGCAAGACAATTCTATTTTTCTGCCATTGCGGGAGTGTACTGATGTCTACTTGTCCAGTGAGTATATCAATTACATCGACACCGGTAAGAAACCCTAAATACATAAATGTACACATGGGAGTATCTCCACCTGGCGGAACCGTTACTAGCGCTTTTCCAGCAAGCATTTCTCCAATATACTGAATTTGAAGATTATCTTCTGTATCCAATCTCCACTCAAGATAAAGCTTTTCAACAACAATATCTATCGTTGTGCTGATTGTCACCGAGCTATTAGTAACCATGACCTTAGAACTCATAGTGTCGGCGAGAATGGTTGTACCACCACCTGCATCCAGAACATAACGGAAAACAAGGGCTTTTCCTGCATCGCTAGCCGACTTCCATTCAGCATACGTTGTATTTGCATCCCCCACAAACAATTCACACTCGCCACTCTCTCCATCAAGTTTCGCCTTGTATTCATCGGTAAAATTGTTGTCCGTGTGAACATAGTCTTCATCTGTCACAATATCTTTGACATGTATGCCCGAATCGGTCAGGTTGCCCTCGGCATCTAATGTAGCAAGATCATTTTCTGTGGCGTTTTCCACTTTATCAGCCTTACTATTGAGAACGGCAGGATCTGCGCTACCGCCCCCTATCATCTCACGCAAACGGGAGAGAGGAACCCTGCCAGTTTTGTGCTGAGAGCTATCCATTGCCACAAAACCGTCATTACCTGCGTAATCCGGCAGGTCTTTAATTTGAACACCATTGCATCGGCATCCCTTTCCAGTACAGAATTTCATTTGTTATGATCCTCCTAAATTCAGTTCCGAACTCGTTTGAAACTTTGACTGCTATCGCTGATCAAAGTCCTGAAATAGTTCCCCTCCGCCTCGCACTTTGGTGCGAGGTCATAATTTAATTTAGAGTTTTGTCTAAGCAAATCAACTGCCAAGACCCAATGGCTAGAAAGGTCTTGGCAGTCGTTTCACGTTAACCCAAAAAAGGAGGTATTCGCCTCATTATAGAGTTAGTCACCCCAGAGGCTATCGCTGGAGAGAGACACCCCGGCATTGACAGCAGCAGATTTCTGGATATCGACGTCTTCATTAGCTAAGGTATAGCTGACGTTAGCTTTAGCTCCTTCAAAGAAGCTAGCGCACTCAGCCGCCTCATTAGCAATTTCTGCGATGTTGCGAACACCGGATTCCACAAAGAGCTTGTAGCGTTCCCGGAAGTTCGGAGTAATCTTAGCGTTGAAGTCAAGAATCTTGTAATTCTTTCCATGCTTGCTAGAGATTTCTTGGAATTCTTCCGGAGAGCACTTTCCGCTTTCGAACATCACGTTAGAGACATCCTTCAGGAGCTCAATGTTGTTTTCAATGATACTACGAGCCTTGTCAATGCAAGACATAACCATCTTGTTAACGAGTTCGCTCGTTTCGCCGACGGCATTGTACTCATCGACGTCTCCACCTATTACAGCTTTGTACTTGTCAGAGTAGGCAAAGCGACGAATGAACTTCGCAGCAAGCGTAGTAGCCGTCACAAGGTCAGAAGAGCAACCAACTGTACGGAAGTCTTTTCCGAACACGGTTTCTTCAGCAACCATGCCAGCCACAGCCGTAGCGATGAAGTTTTCAATCGTGGTACGGGTATGACGGATCGAATGAGTAGTGATGAACCCAGCAGCAACGTTACTGTCAGCCACCACACTCACCATAGTCTGCGGGATGGCACCGAAGGTTTCTGCATAGACAATGGCATGACCAGTTTCATGAACAGAGGTACAACGCTTTTCGTCCTTGTCCTTGTTCAAGCGGTTTATGGCTTCGTCTACACCACCGAGACACGGAATCGTGACATTGTTGGAGGTGACGAGACAGAATTTCTCCTCGTCGTAAGAGATCGAAATTTCCTTGTCGGCTTCAGCAGCCGCAAAGACGATCTTAGGAATGTTACTCTCAATCAAGCCTTGGATCGTAGAAAACAGCGGTCTTGCACCCTGAGCCGGGAATACGCCGTTTCGATAAAGCATAATCATCACAGACGGGTCAAAGACCAGCTTGATTCCAGAAAGCTTTTCAGTTTCGGCTACAACCGCTTCCAAACGCTGTTTAATCAGGTTTGCGAAGTCCTGCTTACGGAAGCCGTAGAAGATGATATGGTTATTACCGAGACGGGCTACTTCTTCAGGGAACAAGCGCATAGCCAAGCCACGCTTGATGTCAAAGATGGTGACTTCCTTGGCACTCTTGTAGACTGCATCAGCATCAACTTCAACACTGGACACGCCGCTAGCTTCGGTAAAGACCTGATCCATATTACCAGCGATGATGAACAGAACTTTGCGATAGTCCATGTAAAAGACCTGATCGCTGTAGGTTTCAAGGGCCTTTTCAGCCAGCTTGAGTTCTTCTTCATACGACATAGACATGATGTCGAGAAGGGGCATATTCTTAATGCTGTACATGCGACGCATCTTTTGGACTTCCCAAATTCCACGACTGCCGCAATCTTCAACCAGCTTGCCAGAATTGCGACGATCAGCACGATCTTTAACGATCCTACGAAGTCTGGCAACAGTTTCGATCAAGCTAATCTTGGGGATAGAAATCTTGATGCGACCGTCGGACAGAGCTTCCCACAGGAACGGTTCGCAGTTTGTGTTGCGAGCGCCCATAAATCCACGGGTAATCACGTTCTGGAATTCGTCAATAAAGATGATAGCCCGACCATCGCCATCGAAATCACTTTCAAGCAATCCGGTAACGACATCACGAAGATTTCCGTAGCCGCTCTTGCTGTTGCAGATAACGTCACGGAATTTATCCTTCATTCCAAGGCGATCTACAAACTCACGAACCATAGCGGTCTTGCCGATGCCAGTCATGCCCCAGAGGTTGATCACTGTAGGACGGGTGCAAAGTTCCGGAGCAACATACCAAGGACTGATCATATCCTTAAATTTGTCGATTTGCTCGTCAAGATTTTGAAAATTCTTTTTGATATCTTCAGCAACCGTATTGAGATTCTGAAGTTTTTCTTGAGCTTTGTTATTCATAGTTTACCTATAGGTTGTACAATAAATTGTTGATCAGAACAAGTCTATATTATCTTATGTCCAAGATGTACACTTGGATGACAACCCAAATCAAAAAAGGATCCAAAATGCCTAACAATAAAAAGAATTTTAAGAAGCCTAAGTTGTTGAATCGTGTGAAGCTCATCGTAGGCGATAATACGATTCAGCTTGAGAAGAATATCAACAGATTCTATGAAGAGTCTATGGGCAACTTTGTTGGCGCTCCGCATATGCAGCTTTGTCCCCCTGCGAATGATGGCTCTCATGTTGTTCTGATGGCTGGTGTCGAGTATACCGTCCGTCCGGTTGAAGCAGACGAAGTCAAGAAGCCTAAGTTGTTGAACCGTGTGAAGTTCATCGTAGGTGAAAATACGATTCAACTTGAAAAGAATATTAACAGATTCTATGAAGAGTCTATGGGCAACTTCATTGGTGCTCCTCGCATGCAACTTTGTCCTCCTGCAAATGACGGCTCTCGTGTCGTTCTGATGGCTGGTATTGAATATACCGTCCGTCCGGTTGGAGCAGATGAAGATGAGACCGAAGCAGAAGCCGAAGAAGAGCAGAAGAAGTAAGAGGATTTAACACAAAGGAGATCCATCTACCTCAACTGCGCTGGGAAGTTTTGAGGTCCACACAGCCTCACCACAACATTGGAGACTTAACACACCTCCTATCCCGGCGCAGTTATTTTTTATGGAAAACTCATGAAAGATAAGATACTTGCAATTCTGGTAAACAACCTTTGTCGTATAGATTATTGTCAGGATAATAATATGAAAACTACGAAAAACTTGTTTCTTACTCTAGCAATAGTGCTATTCTTATACTTTGTGATAGTATACCTAATGGGATTGCATTGGGGATTCTGGATAATTCCATCTATCTTTTGCGGATGGCTTGTATGGAACTCCGATCCATTCGGCTAACACCTCATTGTATGAGCATGAATCCTAAAAGTCCTTCGCAGTTTCGGCTGGCGAAAAATAATTTCAAGTGTAAAGAAGGCCCAGGCGACACTTTTCTAAGCAGCGCTAATGCCTTCATCAAAAATCACCAAATTTCGGTGTTATACCAAGGCGACAGATTTAAAGTCGTAGCGGATAATAGGTTTGGTAGCACTTTTAAGACTGAACATCCTGAAGAGCAGGAATCTTACTTGTTTTCCGTATTTGGAAAAACCTATACCATAGTGAGAGATCCCGGAAATGTCCTTAGGATGTATGGGATGGTAAAGTACGGAAATCACGAATGTATCAATGAAGCAGATGTGATTAGACTTCATGCTCGACCCGGAAATGTCGGGAACGGAGATAGCGAAAGAAAGCTTTGCAAGTGTCCGCAGTTTACCCAAAATTGGATGGAGCACGTCTATACGAACCACAATTAACAAAACTGGCCGACGGCTCTTTTAGCGGCCACCGGGGCGCACCTAGGGTTGAGGTGTTTATTTCCTATTCTGGATCCTCCAGCTGGAATAGGAATGCCCCTTTCTTTTTTTCCGTAAAAAATATAGCGAACGGGCTATATTTAATTATGACCCATAGAAGAGAAGTAATCCTGCTTCTCTTTAACTATCTGGAGGTAGTAATATGGCTTCAAAAGAAAAAGCGTCGCTTATCCTTTCCGGTCTTTGGTTCGGTTTTCAGGCCGGAGTTGCTCTTCAGGCGTGGTTAACCCATCGATCTGAAGAATTTCCGAGAATGAAACGTGAAAATCGCAAGTTGGCCGCCGCCCTTCCCACAAAGAAAGTTAACCTTCTTCTCAAAGCACTAGACAATGAAGAGAAGGCTAAAGCTTCTAAATGGGAATGGGAGAAATACAAAGAGGCTTGCACGTCAATTCAAAGCGATTTAAAGGCATCCGGGATTGATTATTCGATTCCGACTTACCTGCGTGAAAAGGAACAAGCAACTACTAGCGGAGACGCATAACCCAATCTGACGCCGCACCAAAGTTCTCCCCTCTTTCCCTGGGCAAGACACTTTTTCCACAACATGGTGCGGCGTCTTTTTTTTCTATGTTCCTTAAAAAATAAGAGAGCCTTGCGGCTCTCTAAATTTTATTGCATTTCCACGACTACCCCAGGTTTCCCTGTTAGGCTTCCACCCTTGGTAATCACCCAAATTACTGAAGCATCACCGACTTCATCTTGAGATATTGCTTCGGCAAAACCGTCAGTAAGGATGACCACTTGATGGATTTCGTGTTCTTTGACATGCTCAAAGATAGGTGTAAAACTTGTACCGCCACGTCCCTTGAACTCAATAGACTCGATAGCCTCACGGCTGAACAGCACTGGTTCTTCAGGATTCTTGATTTCAGTATCGAAGTTGTACAGCATCACTTGTGTGAAGTGAGCAATACGTCCAATCTCGACAATGAATCTACTTAAATCAGAACTTCCAACGGAAGCACTGGTGTCAGTATAGACAGCAACCGGTTCTACACTTTTCATAGTATAGCCAAGGAAGGGCTTTCCAAAGTGCTTATCCCATCTACGACGGGTATACACCTTTTCAAAGCTAATGAAGTGACCAGCTTCTAAGCGAAGCAAGCCAGCCCAATCCAAGGGTTGTTCCTGAGCCTTCAAGATCTTTTCGATCGTTCCAGACGGAGTATTTCCCCACAGATTGTTACGCTGGATGCGTTCAACTTCGCCTCTTACGAAGTCGTCGGCATACGTATCTTCATTATAATCCTTGCCATGATCATTAGCAATTCTTCCAGAGGTAATCTTACCGAGCGGACAGTTCGGATCGATAACCATCTTTCCTTCCATGCTAGAACCAGAATCATTCTGGTTAGAGCCATCTGAATCTCCGTCACCTTCTCCGTTGCTACCGGAACTATTGGACTGGCCACCGTTACCGTCGCTGTTGCTGGATTCCCCATCTTCTTCGACAATGAACATTATCTCGGATTGAGGGAAGTCCTTTGTCAACAAAGCTCTGTACTGTTCGTAAGACAGACCATCGCTGTAGCCGAACATCTTAGGCAGCAGACCGCACTGTTCCCCTTTCTTTCTTGCCCCTTCGTTATTCTTGAAGATAGGCATTTTAATGAAGTTATCTTCATGGATCATGGAGTTGATTTCTAGATCCATCGCTACGTTGTCGATATACTTCATACGCAGATCAGAACTCTGTCGCCACGTACAGTGATGCATCAAGATGTGAAGCATCTCATGAATGAGGACATAGTTCCTTTCTGCCTTTTCAAGGTTGTCAATGAATTTCCGGTTGTACTGGAGCTCGATTTGGCCATCCCAGACCTTAACACCCATAGTCTCAACCTTATCAGTTTCCGTGGTGATAATACGGATGATTAAGTTGAAACACGCAGGGCTGTTGATGGAGAGCAAACAGAGAGCTTCCTCAAAGTTACTCTTCAGAACTTCAGCCATAGTTACCTCGTAGACAGGTCAATGGTATCGCTAGCCATATCTGCCGGAGTGAGCTTGAACCTACGGAGGAAGTTTTCCAGCCAAGATTCATAAGCCGACTTTTCACCGGGCTTGGCGTTGGTAGAAGCCGTAGAGCGCATACAGATATCATGACGACGAGGAGTGTGCTTCCACATTGTGAACTGCTTGGGATTAGCCTTGTTCCAAGTCTGGAAGAAGTTGCTGATTCCAGCATTGGGCATAGCCTCCATGAAGCGCAGAATGTTCTTGCCCATCTTTTCAGTGAGCTTGCTGCGCTTTTCAAGATTCTTGACCACTTCTTCGCAGAACGGAATTGCACTCTTCGGATCCTTGTCAAACTCGTCCCTCAGAATATTGAACAGCTTGTCGGTCATGTTTTCAACAATGTCGTTGATATCGATCTGCTGAGCGAATTCACTAGCACACCAACGGGCGAACTTGTTGGAATAACCCGATCCGATGTAAGCCTGAGCAATCTGCTGAAGGTACATTTCGTTGGCGGTGCTACCGTTGATGTTAGCAACGATATCGTCATCATTGTTCTTGAACTCCAGCAAGCATTCGCCAAGCTGAGTCCAGTCACGAGGAGACGGGCCTTTCTTATTCTGGATGGTAAGCTCTTCGATAGTCTTGGTCGGGAGCACGATGAAGTCTTCATTCTTCTTAAGGAAGGCCGAAATGACCTCGTGGATCTCTCCGCGCTCGGTACGAGCATCAAAGTCAGCCAAGAATTCCTTGTTAGTCGGCATGAAGTCAAAGTTCTTCAAACGGCTCATCTGGGCCGGGTCACGTTTAGATCCGTTATAGATCTTTGCATTGTCGTTGTCAGCCGCAAAGATATACGTCTTTTCGTGCAGGTCAATACCGAAGATGGTATGACCGAGAATCAGTTCCATGATAGAGTCTTGAATGATGGGGTTGCCACGCTTACACTCGTCAAGAAACAAGATATACACGTCATCATAGTTTGTCAAACGGGTGTATTCCATTCCATACGACTTGTACAAAGCTTCCATTTCGTCCTCGTAGGCCTTGGAAACCGGAATCCAGTTCGGAGGACAGTTATACGTACGTCCGCCGAATTCATGGAAGTTACCAAGTAAGTCAGCGGGATCCATGATGCTGACGCACTTTGTAATTACATGAACACGTTCAATAGGCACATTTTCTTTTTCTGCCACAAGAGCACGGACATTGTACTTGGTATACGACGTTTTGCCAATACCGTGGTTTCCGAAGAATGTAACTGTATGACTGCGCTTCAAGCCGTTGCGAATGAAACGATCAATACCTTTTATATCCATTTTTTACTACCTCTTTTGATTATGGGTTTTGAAAGGTGCAGAATTTAATATAGTTATATGAATTCCTTTGCGATCTCTCCAAGGTATCCTCCTTTAGAAGCCAAGTTAATAGGATCTACCTTGGCCTCGCTGGCGATAATCTTGATGATCAAGTTTCTAAGAGAGACTTTGCTGGTAATGTCTATCGCGAGCTCTTCAAACTTTTTGGTCAGGAAGGCTTCAAGATCTTCGGCTTCTTTTAGAAGTGTTCCAAAGATAACCTTCAAGCCTCTAAGACCATCAAGATATGAACTAGCTAAATCTGGCACATAAGCCGAGAATTCTAATGATGTATAGGAAATACCAAATCCGTTTAAATTTTTAAACGGATTGCTATCGCTGAGTCTAGCTTTCCTGTTAGGATCTTGTCCAGTTATGTCCTCTAGAAATTTAAAGAAAGTCCAACCGTCCATCTTCTTGAATTCTTTTCGAAGCTGTTCATTGATGGCAGATTTCATATCATTATCGGTTCTAGACCTAGAGAATTTATCATTAAAGAATACCAGAGATCCAATTCCCTTCTCAAAATCAATGTGCATATTTCCGGGATTCTCTATCATAGATTTTAGAGTGTTGATAGTTATTGCCACGGAATTATTATCATAGATTTTGTAAGATTTAGATGGATTGATGAGCAGCCTTTTATTGGATTGCGGAACAAATGCAAGTTTAAATGTTACTTCTATTTGAAGGTAAATCATTCGCTCTCTAAAGATTTTTCCAGTTCCATCCCCAAAGTATTCCATGCTACTCTTTACGGCTCTCCCTTGAGCTCTATGCGTCTTATAGCCTTCAAAGATCTTTCCTTTGATATCTAACGGAATAGCCGGAATGGAATTCTTGGAGATCATATCTTCAGAATTACCCTTGGAGCGTTTTCTAACACACAGATTAACGGGATCAGTACTATCCAATTCCGTATAGAATTCCAATTCCCCATTATTATCGACTGGCTCAATTCCGGTAGAATTTATCAGTGATATCAAGAGCGCATGAACCTTATCTAAAATTTCGTTATTAATAGGCAACTGTGTATCTAGACTTTCTTCTGAAGGAGCGTAAAAGCTTTCAATACCCCCAAGATTAGTAAACTTTAAAAGGAGCTTTGAGCAGTAAGTTTCAGATTGCAAAGCATTGCAGAAATTCGGCATCAAAGTTTCGAAGGTTATATTCGGATTAGACTGAATGATACTAGGGAGCATTATTCCAATTCCAAGAAGGATATCTTCGAAGATATAAGTGCCTTCTTGCTTTCTTCCGGAGTACCGTGACTTCGTAGGTATTGAAATTTGCTTATACAGATTTTCAGGTGCTATACTTCGGTTAAAATCTTCCTTGACATCCGATAGATTTGCTGCCTTTCCTTCTTTGTTCGATTCTGGGTCATAGTGCACATAGTCTTTGAAGATCTGAACATAGTCATTCTTGATGGAATCTGAAACGACATCCAGCGGATCGTCACGAAGGCATTGAACATCATTACGAGCCATCTTAGTGATAAGATTCTCTAAGAACTTTCCCTCATCATTATTAAGCAAGGTCTTTTCAAATTCTGCAAGTTGATCTTCATTGGTGAATTTGTAGGCCTCCATGTCCCGATAGCTTCCGTTTTCGAATTTAAAAAGCGATGTGAATTCCATTTTGTTCCCTTTGTTATTTTTAGATGTTACAAAATATTATATAAAATTATGTAACCAACAAAGGAAGAATTATGAAGGACATTAATCAGCTGGCTTGTGCCATGCTCTACAGGTGCGACGACGAGGAGAAAAAGATTCGATACATCAAAATGGGTTTCTATGATCCGGACGAATTTGAGCTGGACGAAGACATCCAAAATGATTATAAAGATTTGTACTTGGTAAATACCGAGAGGTTTCTTGAATACACCGACGGTAGCCCAGAAGAGAATGCCACCATCCGAGAAAGATTCCCAAATCTTATCTCTGTACTTGAAGGAAACGCCTATACTGTACCTAACGTGAAAGCGATATTAGACATGAGTTCTGCTACGAATTTAATGAGAAATTCTTTCAACAAGAAAGACGACACTGGATGGAAAGATGTTTTGGTAATCTCCCATAACAGCTGGAACCAGCAGGATCTTACTTTCGGGTATGAACTGGAAGTCATTAGCTTTCATTTTGCTATCAATTATACAAACAAACTTAGGCAGTATATCTGTACCTTTAAAGATCTTACGTTCAAACTGGCCAAAATAGATATCCCAAAAATCGGAACTCGGATCTTCAACGTTCCGCTAAGATTTGACCAGTTTTCCACTTTCCGTGAGGCCAGCAAGCTGCTGCTATCTTTGACCTACTGGCCTAAAGAAATCGCTCTATTCTCTGCTGTCACAAAATACTTCAACGAAAAGCCGTTCATTAGTACTATTGTGTACCATCCTAGATATCATACTATGAAAGACGTGTTTTTGCGCCTGTTCTCTCATAAAAAGAAAGGCTTTACCTCTTCGCTGTATGACATCTGTAAAGTGATCGACATCATGGAGAAACACGACTCTGAAACCCTATCCGAAGAAGAATTTACCGGAGGGAAGTACATTGGAGGTATAGACAAGGCTACAGTTAAAGCCTATCTTGGTCTTAGAACTTTCGTCAGAGCGAAGAAGATTGAAAAATTCCGTGAAATCGTTGACGGCGAGATAGACACGACAAAGAAGTTTTTAGCAAAACTAAACAGGATCAAGGTCGAATGTGAAGCTATGTACAAGATAGACTCCGAATCTTCTCTGAGCGATCTCAGCAAGAAACTGATCGAGGACTTGTATGAAAGCGTTGTTGCTGATCCTACATCTTACACAGGTCTGAAAATTGACACTTCTAAAGGGGCTTCAAGAGATCTTGTCATTACGAAGACCCTTACGGACTTATGTCTAACAACCCCAATGGAAAACGAACTCTTAGCAGAGGAGGATACTAATAATGGAACAGCAGACGAAACAGCCACCGATAGTCCCAATTCAAACGATGACTGAATCTTTGATGCTAGATATCTACGAAGAAATCTGTAACGATCCTGACTTGAAAACTTCAGCGTCGGTACTCATAAACTGGGATTTCAGAGAAAAATTTTGCAAGGACTTAGATCCTAAGTTCTGGACTCAGATAGACACCATCAAAATGATGATTGTTTCGACCCACTTTGAATTCTGGCTGTCTTTTCCGAAAGGATTTGGATATCTGATGAGCAGCCAAAGAGAATTCAACGATTCTATAGGTGATATGCTCATCATGGATTGGTTTAGTCATCCCCCATACCTAAGGAAGTTAGACTTCTGAAGACTCTTCATCATCCGTTTACATCTTGGGCAAAATTCTATCTTAACAAGATGAACGATACGAATGTCGCATTCAGAAAGGTCTTGGAAGTCTTGCCTATGAAATACCTGTTGATGATAGCTCTAAAGGAGATCATTGATGGCGCTAGCACCCTAAGCGACATTAAGGCTTCAGCGGAGCCCGAAGTAGAAACGGACTATATAGTTATTTCAGAATTATTCACAAGATTCCAAAAATTCTAAAAACAAGTCATTGAGGCTAATTATGCAAGAATCTGAATATGCTTTACAGTACTTTAAGCGGTGTTTGGCTGGAAAGGCAAAGATCAAACGGTACTGTGTACTGCGATATCAGGATCTTAATGAAAACGGTCTCAAGAAATTTGATAGAAACCCAGAAGGGATTAATCTAATGGACTTCAAGCCTATGGATTTAACCCCCTTTGGGTTTATTTTATTTCATGCTTTAGACCACTTTAAGATCCTTAAAGACGAGACTGACCATGACTAACGAACCTACTGAAGAATTGTCCTTTGCCACTCTGGAGCAAAACTACTGGAAACGCCGAGGAAAGAATGTTCCGCTTAGGCGAGCGCATCTCCTAACCAAGGATGATCTTAATGATGCCGGACAGGTTATGCTTAGGCGTCTTGGGCCTAAACATCTTAAGTATCCTCAGCATTTCAAGCCGACTTGTCTTCCGGCATACGGTGGAGAGAGCTGGAGCGCTTATGAAAAGGCTGGCTTTGTGGCTTACTTTGACAGTCCGGATTGTTGGCATGTCTTGAAAGACATTACCAGAGGAGAGGGAGAACCTTTAGATTGCGTAGAATAATTTAAAAACCTCCTATATTAAATTATGACCATACATCCGTAAGCAATGGTGCTTACGGATTATACTGGAGGTATAAAATATGGCCGATTTAACAAAGGATAAGAACGCTTCGAGCAGATGCGAACGATTTGACGAGATAGAGAACTCTTTGGACAAATACATCCGAGAGGATCACGAACATCCAGACATGAAGGTATTTGCATCCAGCTATGGATTCGAGTATGCAGACGTGGCAGAGGTTATTCGTGACTCTGTGCTTCTTGAGCTCACTGGCCCACAAAAAGAATTGTTAATTCGTTCCTTTGTAAAAAGAGAAGCAGAGGTTCCAACTCCGCAAGTAGTTGAAAGCTCTCGTGAGTGGAGTAGAAGACGCCGCAAGGAAATCTTGAAGGAATTCAAAGACTCACAAGAGACTGTGCAAGAATTTCTTGTTAGTCATTCAGATATTCCGGAGACTCAACTCAGGAATATCATTCCCCAAGACCTTTGGCAACAAAGGTATGTATACAAGGAAAGGAATGACTGGCGGGAATTGCTTAGAATCTTTCTGGAGGATGTGCCGACCATCTCTGTGCAGCAGTTCTGCTCAGAGCAAGGGCTGGATATTAACAAATTCCAAAAGATCTGTCCAAAGGAAGTCTGGCAGAAGAGGTACGATTATAAACGTCGTACAGTTAACTGGCAGGCTGAGATTGAAGGCATGATGAAATCTGACCTGTGTCTCCAAGACTGGGCATTCCAGCACGACTTGTCCGTAACGATCTTTCGTAAGAAATGCGGCGAAGAGATTACACGGAAGTATGATCGTGATGGCAGACGAGCATCAGCCTTTGATCCAAACTTATCTCTCAAGGAGAATGCCGATAAACTCGGTATGTCTACTAGTTGGTTAAGCTGGTGGGTCAATTCAAAGCTGAAAGAGCTAGATCCGGCGAAATTCAAGGCCTTTAAAATGGACGAGAAGGACGAACGGATTGTAGAGCTGGAAGCTAAGATTCGCACGCTTGAGGATGAAGTCCAAGAACAAAAACAGACAATCCAAAGGCTAGAGAATCACTTAGCTAACAAGAATAGCTATATCACGCAAATGCAGACGACTCAGGCTCAAAAGGCTGCAAAGGTTGCTGCTGCAAAGAAGACGCTGGAAGATCTTATTAAAGGTCTCTAGTGCTTTCTACAAAAAAATTAGGCGGCCTAGTGCCGCCTTTTATTTTTTTTTATAGTGTTTTCATGGATTCAAAAACTTCATATTGAAAATAACCTTTAAGGTAAAGGTAGAATATGCTTAAATCTTTGAACCTTTCTAGCGACGACGTTACCCAGTTTGTTCTTGGCAAGCGTAATGACTTGCGTACGACTGTGGAACGGATTATGGTTGCTGCTAATGAAGGCACGGACATGTCCGGTGCCATTTTCGCTGCAGCCGATAACAAGGTTGTCTTGGACACCATCGATGCTTTGCAGAATCGTATCGATGTTCTTCGTTCCATGACGGTTGCCAATGAAGGCGCTATAGAGTGGGTAGTAGAACTCGTTACCGAAGACAAGACTCGCTGGGTCAACGAATTTTCTAAGCGCATTAATGAATGCCACACTGTGCCTGACATTATGAACGTCATTGAAGAAATCGACAAGAAGATCGATGAAATCAAGGACATCCTAGAAAATAACGCTACCATGCGTTCTTTCCTTCGTGCTATCATCAAGGCTGGTATCATCACGATTGGTGCTTCTGTGGCTGGTGTAGCTGGCGCTGCCGTTGGTATTACGGCGGCTCTTGCCAACTCTGTGTATATCAACAAGGGTAAATCTATGCTCCGTCAGGTGCAGAATGAGCTCTTTACCCTTCGTCGCAAGGCCATGAGCAAGCGTGAACAGCTTCGTAAGGAACAGTACCATGACCATCGTGAAGGTGGCATGGATGACATTCCGGAAGATGAAGACGACGAATACGGCTCTGAAAGCGTACAGCACATTTACGACAAACTTCTTGGTAAATAACCTATGAAATTGCTTGACTCTAATGCCCCTAAAACTTCTACTCCGATTAAGGTTGAGTCCTCTGGTCGCTTTGTCATCTTTGCGAATCCGCATCGATTGGTAAAGGAACTCCGTCTGCGTGTCAGTCAGGCCGAGTCTGAAGAAGTCCTTAAGGATATTGATGAATTCATTTCTACTCTTAAGAGTGGTATGAACAAAGCCCTGGAATCTCTCGGCTCTGAAGCTGTTGACCAGGAGATTAAGAATACCGTTCCGGTAAGTCTATCTGGAAACTATTTGAGCCATACTCCAGCTCTGGAAAGCGGCGCTATGTATATTCCGGATATCATGGACTACATGGGCGAAGTTACGGCTAATATTGCTATTAACTCTGTTTCGGCAGATCTTTCTGATATTCAGTCCAAGATTCGTTCGCTCATCAGCCAAGCTCACCTGAACGAGGGCAATAAGATTTCTGCCGTTGAAGAACGTACTTCTAATGTGTACAGAAACATCATGTTCTTCTTGACCAATGATCCGAAGATTCATGGTGCAGAAATGATCAAGAAAGCTGAGACTACTCCTGAAATTGGCTTGTATATCAAACACGTCAAGGATCTTCAGGACAAGTTGGATTCTCTTGTAGACTTTGATCGTGGTCAAAGCAAGAGTGTGAACACAGCTGTGGCTAATCCTAACAGTCCGTCCAGCTGGTCTCTTGGCCCGTGCTACCGTGATTGGAAAATGCTTCTGGGCAACTTGCTTGGAATCCTTCAACGCCGAGCTTCGGCTCCGAAGCAGGAGGAACCTTATGAGCTTTAAATCTATTGCTGAACAAGAATCCATGCGTGAACAGCTTGCAGCTGTCTTCAGCGCTGGTATCGACCGTTGGCTGGATCTTGGAAGCCGCCTTGCTGTAGCCTCTTCGGATCCGGACAAGCTGAAAATGCTTAATGAACGCCTTGACGCTTTCCATGAATCTTTTGTGAAAAGCTCCTTTGGCGGAATTGGTAAGGCCCTCGTAAGTGAAAAGATCGTTGACAACTGTGATGAACTGAAGACGATTGACCATCATACGCTCAAGCGTCTCATGCCTCATCAGACTCTTCTGCACCGAATTGACAGTCTTAGGATGTATGTCCAAGACCGTATGAATCGCATGAAGATCTTTTTGGATGCAGACCAGAACCAGTATAAGATCCACTCTGAATACGATCTTATTAAGCTGTACAACGGCCTTCATGACAGTTTGGTTAATTGCCAGATGAAGCCTATGTGTGCTTTATATGCCAATGAAGCCGCTTGCATCGGTCGAAACCTCAAGAACGTAAACGGTCTCCAACACAAGACCGAACTCGAAAACAAGTGCAAAGAGATCCTGCGTAAATCACTCATCCGCAGTAAGTCTCTGTGACAATAATACTACCCCTAGCCTCGGCTAGGGGAGTATTTTGCGATTTTTATTTCTTCAGACGACTCTTGATGGCTGCAACACCTTTAGAATTTTCCGGAGCAGCCTTAGAGGTATCCGGAACTTCACTCGGATCGACGCCATCTTCATCCGGAGCGTCCGCAGCATTCTGAGAACCATCAGACACAATGGACGGCATATGAGCTTCAAAGATCTTCAGTACTTCTTCGCTGATAGCCTGTTCAAGTTCCGGATGCTGTTTGCACACTTCACGGACGGTCTTCTTGGTAAACTTGATATCCGGCATAGAGTCCAGATAGCTGCGAGTGCCAGTAAGGATTCGCTTGTTGTCAATGAGGAACTGGACGTTAGACAAAAGATTGTCATAGCCACGAGACAGTTCAAACACGAGCGGATAGGAAATACCGGAGTCGTTACCACGGCTCTTCAAGACCTGAATCTTGTTAATGAAGCCATGAATGCCATAGTCCTTTTCGGGATCATGAAGCATGGTACCCTTATGGATACGAACCATGTAGTCAGCAAAGTACCAAACGGCTCTGCCACCCTTAAGGTTTTCTTCCGGAGCCAACCACGGGAACGCCGACGGACGCTTATCCGCAGCATTGGTGTTGACCTTGGTCGTGATATGACCGCAGAAGAAGACATAGATGTTATACTTGAACATGATGTTCATGATCTTGGTCACGAACTGAGAGTTTTCGATAGCTTGCTGGCTGTGGCTCATGTTGTTATCATTAACGCCACTTTCGACAGTAGCAGCACGATCACGGCTTACCATTGCAGCCACGGAGTCAATCAAGAAGATTGTCGGAGCCATCACTTCGACCTTCTTGCCATTGGCATCAATAAAGGTTTCCATGAGTTCGGCCTTGTGTGCTTCCTTGAAAGTAGCTGTATCAGCAAGCATCTGACGGATATCGTCGAGATACACGTCAATGTTAAGAGGATCGCCGACTTGCTCTTCAAACTTCTTAAGAAGTTCAGGATCTCCCTTCGCATAAAGGTTCTTCATACGAGGTTTCTGATATGCACGTTCAAGGTCAAGGACGTTGACCATACCGTTTTCAAACGGCTGGACAATGCCATAAGCCATCTGCTGCGCAAGCGTAGATTTACCAGTACCGGTATCACCTACGAAGCAGATGAAGTGGCCTTCACGCATACCAAGGTGGAGATCACCAGTCTGCGGATCTTTAGCTCCATTGGAGAGGTCAATGATATCGAGACCTGTGGGGAGGCTGACAATATTTCCCTTGCAGCCTATATTGGATGTTTTGAGGTATTCCGACCTAAATTTGGACATTAAGTTTGCCATTGTGTTACCTTTGTAATTAGTTGGTGGGTGTCAATATTTCGTTCTGAGTGTCTGTACTTTCAAGCTTTTTGGTTATGCGAATATATGAAAGAATGATCTGCTTCAACACTATGATGAAGCGAGATAACAAATGGAACAAAATGCTTTTATAGAATCTTATAAATCCTCTGTAAAGAGGCTTTATACATTAACGACAGGCCAGGCATTCCCTGCCAAGGCTGAGCCGCTTCTATCTAAAATGATCGAAGAAGCGTTGATAAAGACTGCTGATAAAAATAGAGTAGTCATTCACAATAACTTCCATCATACGGTAGAAGAATGTGACCTCGTAGATGTAATAGGTGATGTCTACGGAAATAAGAATATCCTGAGTGCTTATGGTACTTTGTGGGCCAGACACTCTGATAATCTTAGTCCGCTGATTAGCTTTATTAACTACGTCCAAGATCGTCGTAAACGCGAAAAGAAAATTGAGCTAGAGCATCTTAATGATGAAGACCAGACTATTACAGAGCTTCATCACCTTCTCCAGATTCTTTGTAAGCTGGTGATTAATGCCGAATATGGTGCTAGCGCTCAAGGTTCCTATTTCATGGCCAATTCGTTTGTCGGCCCAAGTACTACATACAACGGCTATACCATCATTACTAGCGGTGTTATGTTCCTTGAAGCTCTCATGGAAAACAATATTCAATTTGAGAGTACAAACGACGCCATTCGATTTATTGAAGAATGTGCAATCCATGCTTCTAAGTATGAAGATCCGATTGCCGAATGGCTTGATGATCCTAATGCTATCACCCCGGAAATCTTGATAGACTACTTGACAAAGACCAAGTGTGCGGAAGGATGCTACATCGATAGACAGCCTATCGTACAGATGGTCAATACCTGTACACAGGAGTTTATCAACCGTATCTACTACACAAACAACCTTAAAGCGTTCTTATTTCAAGATAAGGTTGCAGATTTACTGGGTCAGTGTTATGACCAGAATTTTACAGATCCGAATGTTCCTACAGAGCAGATTAAGGTTCCGATGGGAAAGATAAATGATCTTGTCCGCAAATATGTTGCTCATCCGTTCGTCAAGTTCAACCGTTCTGAAATTGTAAAGCGCCTTAAGCGCCGTAGCGTACTATTGGTTGACTCTGACTCTCTGTTTGCTTATCTTGGCAAATTCATTACGGAAACTTTTGAGGAACTATTCGAGGTTGATCCTGAAGTCAGGAATACTAAAGAACACAAGATCGCAGTGGCCCATATTGGTAACAATATCATCGCCAACATGATTCAGGACATTCTGGATGCCGTTACTAGCGGCTTAAGCGTCTCGGAAGACTATCAGAAGCACATTAACATGAAGAGTGAATTCTTGTTCCGTCGTCTGGTGATGACTCCGAATAAGAAGAATTATGCCTCTATCGTGATGGTGCGAGAAGGCAAGGTATTCGATACTCCGAAGCCGGATATCAAGGGCCTTGATCTTAAGAAAGTCAGTACCAACGCTAAGACCAGAAAATTCTTTACTCAGGTTTTGTACGATGAGTATCTATTCACAGACACCATCAATCCAAAGAATATCCTGAGAAAATTCGTCGAGTTTGAGAATGAAATTTATTCATCACTAACTCAAAAATTGAATACGGACTTTTTGAAGCCTGGAAAATTTACTAATTTCACGGCTTACAAATCTCCGACGGCTAACTCTGTTTGCAAAGCTGTTATTCTCTGGAATGCCATGTATCCCAACGATCAGATTCAGCCATATTCCAAGGTGTATATGCTTCCGATCTCTCAGATTAGAGGCACAGATGACCTTGAGTCCATTCGTGAAAAATTCGCTACTGAATACAACAACGCTTCAAAGGTCTTTACCAACAATGCAGACTACTTTGAAAAGAGCGGCGCTAAGTTCATAGCAATTCCGAAACGAATCGATAAAATCCCAGAGGCTCTTGTAGGTCTTATTGACTTTAACAAGATTGTAGAAGATAACACCAGAGCCGACTATCCTTTGATGGGAAGTCTGGGTTTCCAAATCCAGTCTATTGGAAGTGGAAAAACTTTCTCGTCATTTATTGAAGTATAAACAAATTTAACCTCAAGTGAAGGTTCCATTATGACACAGCAAAATAATGCCAATAACAACACCAACTCCAACGCAACTGAAGAAAAGAAGTCTAATTTCGTCAACACTCGTTGTGGAAGCTACTTCTCTGACGACAGCTGCTTGATCCTCGGCTACAGCTCTGATGGCTATGGTCGTACTTTCGCTACCGTCCAGTTCGCTCCTCGTTTCCCTGAGACTCGTGGTCGTGCTCCTCGCAAAGGCGAAAAGATCTATGATTATGACAACATCATTTTCGTAGGCATCAACTCTTCTGACCTTGAAGACTTCCTCGACATGGTTAAGAAGATGGTTGTCAACAAAGAAATTGGTGAAGTTGGCATTCGTACAGGTGGTGAAGGTAACGAAAAGAATCTCCGCCTCATTCGCACCTCTAGCCTTGAAGGATATAAGGGCGAAGGCCCCAGCAATGAATTTATCCTTTATGTAGAATCTAGCGTTGGTAACGCACAGTTCAACGCCCAATTCCCGTTCAGCTGCAAGGAGCTCACTTACTACAAGGATCTCACTGCAGTGAAGGAAGGCGAAGCTGACTCTATCGTTGAAAAGACCAATACGATGCTCAAGGTTTTCGTAAGGTGGCTCAATCGCATGGCTGAAGTTCTTCAGACTCCGCTTGACTACATTCCGATCCGTCAGGCCGTTAACTATCGTAACGCCCGTGAGCAACGTAAGCCGATGGGTAACTCCAATGGTCGTGTGGTAACTCGCCGTGGAGCTCCTAATCAGCAGAATGGCGGTGGTCAGGCACCTGCCCAACAGCAAGCTGAAACTTCTTACGAAGCTGGCTGGGGTGGTACCGCTGACGACGGCGATCTTCCCTTCTAAGATTCTCCATGTACAAATGGGCCGGAGCAATCCGGCCTTTTTTATTTTTTATGAGGACATTATGGCAAGCACAAAAAAGAAGCTGGTGATATGTGATATTGACGATGTGGTTGTTATTCCGGATCCTAAGTGGATTGCCGAAGCCTTCAAGAAGAAAGTAATCTTCAATAGGGTAAGCAACTGGGCTGTGGTTCATGCGGCTTGCGGAGGCAGAGAATCTTTTGAAAAAGCCGTAATGGACAGGCTTATTTATGATCTTCCTGAATGGTTAGGACTTCCGGATATTGCTAGAGAAACGTTCTTAAATGCCTATAAAGACAATGAGACTTTTTATCAAGGCCTTCCATTAACCAAATTTGGAAGTGAGCTAGTCCTTAGAAATCAAGGCCATAAGATCGTATTTGTTACACATGTTCTTGGCGGTAAGTCAGACATTAGCAAACGTGAATGGATCTTTAACCATTTCAAGAATACAGATTTCGCTTACGAAGCTATAGATATCTCTGAACCAAAGTCAAAGATTATCTCTAAGATGTATGGCGATTTCGATGTCTTTGTAGATGACCATCCGGCTAACCAGTTAGATGTGATGGAACACTGCGGAGACGAGAAAAAAGAGTTTATCTTTCCTTCGTATGGCTACAACCAAGGCTTGATCCTAGCAGCTAAGAATCTAGCCGAAGAAAAGAAATTCACTCTTAACACTTACTAATTCAAAGCCCATAGGTTTCCTATGGGCTAGAACTTTCCTTTGATAACTAAGGAATACTTATGAAATTAGATCTTCCAAATATTGAAGAGATTATTAAAGTAAATAATCTTCCTGAGATTACCAATCCAGTCTATGTAGAAGGATCTAATATTCCAACTTCTGACGGAATATTTAGCTACGAATTGTTCGGCAGACCCGGCTCTACTCGCCGTCGTCTTCAATATGGCTGGATTGATCTCGGACGTCCGTTCCTGCATCCAGTTGCATACGAACAAATGCAGAAGCTCTTCACCAAGCTTCCCGACCTAATTGCCGGACGAAAGAACTTCTCTGTCGGTAATAATGGCATCATTGTTGAAGATGAGAAGGGCGGTACTGGCCTTGAATGGCTATACAAGAACTACGAAAAGATTAATCTAGATGACCGTGGATCTAGAAGCCGCTCTAAACGCACAAGTCTGTTTAAGCTATTCCCGAAGAACAAAATCTTTGTAACTAAGTGGATAACCATTCCTCCGTTCTACTTTGACATCAACCTTAGAACTGGTGATAGCGCTCGCAGTATTGATGAGCTCGGAAGTATGTATATCAAGCTGATTTCTGTGGCTAAGATGCTAAAGAATGAAGGTCAATTCTTCTCTGCATACTCTAGTGAAATGAATATCCAAAATACTCTGGTGGAAATCAGCCGTTTCTTCCGTAATAGGATTGCCAAGAAGCAGGGTATCATCCACAAAGATATCCTCGGCAAGAATATCGACTACTCCACCAGAACGGTTATCAGTTGCGCTCCGATCCGTAACGCCAATTCCTACAAAGACATGCTGGTTCCGTACGGCTATGTAGGAATTCCTCTGCATCAGCTGGCTGCTCTGTTTATGCCCTTTGTGGTAGCAGAAATGCAGGCTAGTTGTCAGAGTCTTAGTGCTTATAAGCTCTATCTTGCTAATGGAAAGGGTCTTAAGATCATGGACACTACCATAGATCAGATTAGCTCCACTAGCTTCGAGAAACTGATTAAATTCTACGCTAAGAGTCCAGAGAACCGTCTTCAGCCGTTTGCCATTGAGACACAGGAAGGCGAAAACATCATGGACATCGAGTATAAGAAGATTCTGGGTAGACCCTTCACTATTCTAGATTTCTTGTATAAGTGCGTCCACAACGTCATTCAGAACAAGTTTGTAATCATGGTGCGCTTCCCTCTGGAAGACTACCGAAACGTGGAGCCCTTCCGTCCGGTGATTCTTACCACTGAAGAGACCATTCCTGAAATAACGATGTTCGGGACTACCTACAAGAACTATCCAAATATTTTTGCAAAGAATCTTCACTGGATTGACAGCTCCATGCCAAACTCTACTACGCTGTCTGGCTTTGGAGGTGACTTCGATGGCGACACGATGTCGCTAAAGGGAGTCTTTAGTCAGGAGGCCAATGAAGAACTTGCTAAGAGCATTTCATCCCCATTGATGCTTCTTCAACCCGATGGAAGTATGAGCCGCGATCTTCAGAAAGAGGCGTTTGTCTCCATCTATGAACTTACGAAATAGGAATTAGCATGGCTACTGTACTTTCAGATACCAGAAACTTTAAAGCTACGCAAGCTGCATTTTTGAAGCAAAGTCTTGAAGACTACTCCACCTTCCTAAATGCGCTTCCGCTGCTGGTAAATTATTATAGCAAGAATTTCTTTGCTTCTACTCACGATGTAAATCTTCGAACTGTGCAGGAGATTCTTGGAACAGACAGTCCGGTAAAATTCAATCTCATTAAGAATTTCCCGTTCTATAAGGCTACAAACCTTAGTGACGCTGATCCCGATGAAAGCGAAGATGTCGGCACTGAAGCTAACGTGGAAGGTACGGCTCTAGTGCCGCCTACTAGTGTTCAGCCCAGAGAAGACGACTTGTTCACAATTCCTTGGTATGGACACAAGACTGCTGTATTCCGTGTTAGCAAGGTCACTAGGTCGCACATCCGTGGACGAGCTTTCTACACTGTCAATTACTACTTGTACAAGACCTTCGCAGATATCGAGGATCTTAAAAAGCAGGTAGAATGCAATTACGAAGTGGTCGGTAGTCCGTCTAGTGCCAACAAGAGCGCTATCGTTGCAGAAGACAAGGCTGAGCTTTGCTTTGAAATTCAAAAGAAGATTGACAGGCTTGTGGTAGATATTGGATCGATGTTCTATGACCGCCGCACAGATGCCTACATGAAAGAACTAGATACAATGCCGTTCTATCTTTGGTGGGATGAATGTGCACACTTCTTTGTGGCCCACGAAAATATCATGTCTAGATCTCGTCCATACCGTGATGAGCTCCACCCGATCACCTTTGAAGTAGAAGACTTCCCCGAACTATACAAAGTCTACAAGACTACTCTCTTCTGGGCTGTGCAGAATCATAACTTCTGCTTCATGGCTGACTATGAAGGCGCTTACATGAGAATGCCTTATCACGAGGAAGTTCCCGGTCGTCATCTTCGTGACTATGTAGTCCGTGGAGTTGGCTATGCCGGATCGTGCTGCTCTCCTTGTAAGTTTGGCTACCAAAAGATTTTTGGCAACCTCTGGGAATATCTCCGTGATGAAACGGACGAGATTCAGCCGGATGTTCCTGAAGCTGTTAATTATCATCGCTTGATCAAATTCTGGAAGGACAACCCTACTCTTGAAGATGTCCGAAAGTATCTTCCGTTGATCAATCCGATGGGTACAATCTGGGATTACTACTATCTTCCGATTGCTATCTATATTTTCCATGACATCATTAACCGAATTAGGACGATTTATGATTGGAACAACTAAAATTAATAAGTTAGAGGAAACCTCTAGATTTTTAGGTGAAAACCAAAAACAAGACCTTCAGGAAGATTCCAAAGAATTCACTAGGGAACTTCTCAATGAAGACTTCAGTGACATTGAAGCTTTTTGTAGATCTGAGGTGTCCTTCTTTGAAGACTCTGAAGAATTCGACGAAGCCGAGATGTCCAAACTGGAATCAGACTTCGAGAAACTCGTTGAACCATGAGGTTGCTATGCCCATTACTAACGAACTCTTGAATGAAATAGAAACCGAACTCTTTGCAGAGACGGGATCTAGCGAGATGGACTCGTCCAAGGTTTGTGAAAAGTGCGGAAATCAGCCCTGCACTTGTCAACATTCCGATAAAGCCTGCCCCACTTGTGGAAAATCTCCGTGCCAGTGCAAGGAAACAAAATCCAACAATTCTACACAGGATACTACTATGCCTCTGTTTGATGATCCCGAACTCAACCAGCTCTTTGACGAACACGCTCCGGGCGAAGGTGCCGATGCCGGTACTGAAGCCAAGGATCCGAATCCGGATACCGTAGGCAATCAGGCCGAAAAGGAACTTGCAAAGAACAAGAAGTGCAAGACTATCGAAGAAGAACTCTTCGCTGACGCAGGTACCGAACCTGAAGAAACTCCGGGTGAAGGCGACAAAACTCCGGGTGAAAACGAAGAAGAAATCGAAAAGAAGAAGGGCAGCAAGAAGCACAAGTCTGACATTGCAGACCTGTTCTCTGATGAACTCTTCAAGGACGGAGATAAGAAAGATCCGGCTGAATCCGCAGGTGAATCCGATGGCACCGACGATAAGTCCGGAGACGAAGGTGAAGGTGACGAAGAAGAAGACGAATTTGCCACCGAATCTGCTATTATTCTCCTCGCTGAAGAAGCTGAAGCAGAACTCGAATGCAATCTGTAAGATTATCAAATGGCTGATTCGAATTTTCGGATCAGCCTATTTATTCCCACCACAGAACCAAAGGTACACACATGAAAGTCGTTTCTTGTAACTACACAGGTAACATTCCTGGTGTTGGCCGAGGCCCTGTAACGAACGTCAAAATCTCGGACGCTCTTTGCAAGCAGCTTGCCAATATGGGATTTAGCCTCCAAATCACAGTCTCCAAGGCTGAGCCAGTCGAACAACCGAGGATAGCCGTGACGAAGTCTATGCACGTTCCTTCTCTAGAAGAGAAACGAGCTGCAACTTTGGCTTCTGCTGAGCAGTCTCCAGCTAAGATTTCTCCTCTCAAGAAGTCTACAGAAGAGGCAAAGGCAGAGGAGCCCAAAGAAGAAGTCAAGGTCGAAGAAACTGTGGAGCAACCTGCCGAAGTAGTAAATGAAGCTCCTACTGAAGAGGCTCCGAAGTCTGAAGAACAACCTGCTGAAGAGAAAAAGACCTTTACAAAGGACAATATTTCTGAAGCAACTGACGAAGAGCTCGAAGCCATCATTCCGGCTGATGTTAAGCGCCCAGTTCGATATGGTCGAAAGTGGCTGCTCAAAAACGCCGTCAATTATGTGTAATTATAGATAGCCAAAGGTACTAACCTTTGGCTCTATATTATTCTCTGACCAACCTAATGGAGATAAAAATGGAAGAAACTAACGAAAGACTCGTACTCAGTCCAGCTGCTGGATTTGTACATTCCACTTGCAATGTTCAAAATACTTGCAGCGAAATCGCAGAACGGAACGATGGCAAAATCGAAGATATGGATCCGGTTTCTGTCTTAAAACTTATGACCGGACTTGTAAATGTCTTTAACTACGGCATCGCAGCTTCTAGAGAAGCCTCTCCTGAAAATCACGATGCGTATGTCTATCTTCATGCAGCCCTGTGCCAGCATGAAGGTTTGGTACGAGTCATTGATGGATGGGAACCAGATGATTACACAATGGCTGGCTACCTTGCCGAAGAAGATACTAAGAAGGCCGTGGATCTGATTAATGAATATCGTTCACCGTTCGTTAAGATGTTCAATAGTATGCACGATCGTCTTCACAAAGAAAAGATTATCGTTATAAGTGATTACGAAAATGACTTGAAAAAGTTTACAATGAAATTCTCTAATCACCCCGAAGTGTTTAAACTCAACATCACTAACGAAGATGAATTAAACTTTGAAAATATCTGCAAGGAAGATGTCGAAGCCATCATTACTATGGCAGGAAAGTTTGAAATGCCGGAGTTGCACGACTGGGAAACCGCCCAAGCAGCTGCTTCTCACGTCAACAGTCTGATCACTGATGATACAAAGTCAGCTAAAGACATGGATGAATTTGATCTGATGAACGCTTGCCTTGGTTACTGTCTTATAGATATGAACACCGATGGCGAAGAAAAACTCAAAGAATTTCTTAAGGGTTGCATCCAACGTGACCGAGAAGTATCTGGTGACAAGAAGTATGAAGGTGACGGGGAAGGATCTGTCAGGATCCTTACAACCCAACTTCCCACTTACAAGATTTCCGGAAATAAGATTCTTGTCTTTGAGCCGTCAAAAATCTCTAAAGCATCCGCTGAAGATGTAAATGACAGATTCAAGGATCAGGCTAAGATGGAAATCATAAAGGGAATATCTGACATCCTTTCGTTATCAAGTAATAATCTGATAAACGATGATGTCAGATCATTCGCTAATGGGTCGATGCTGAAGCCAGAGAATTCTTACAAGTTCAAAGACCGTGAAGTAATGAAGAAGATTATAACATGGCTTGGCCCTTGGGCTGGACATCTTTCAAAGTTTCCTGATGGCCTTAGCGCTGGCGGAGTTGAAACTCTAGAAGACCTCAAGGACAAAAGCGATTTGGACAAATGGGAAGGCAGTTGTATCTTTAAAGCTATGGAAGATTACTTTAAAGAAGACAAAACCAGAAAGCTTAAGCTCACTCTGGAGCTGGTTATTACCCTTGGAATCTTGCAATTCAAAGGCCCACACGGACTGATTGCCATGATTGTCAAAGACGAATTCTCGCCTATGGAGAATCTTAAAGGTCTGAGTGCGTTCAAGAAGCAAGTGATCGACAATGGCTACAATATAGATACGGATACCATTGGTCGCTCGGTGTATATTACGACAAGACAAGAATAAAACAAGAATAAACAAAGGAAGCGTTTGCTTCCTTTGTTTTTTTTTGGTATCGAGGAGGAAATCTATGGTCCTCTGCGAGGAATAGGCTTCGGCTGATACACCGGTTCATTAATCTTTTTTGTAGAGCTGGATGGCCCGCAATTACAATAATTTATTAGAGTATTCAACAACAACTTGCTACTTGTATACAAATCAAAATGCTTTAAAAATTCAGAAAGCTGTTGAAATGTCTCGTATGGCATTGTTCCGCTGCACTCGCTATCATTTAATACCATCGTAATAGTTGCTTGCTGAGTTTGAGCTTCTGCATTGAAGCTAACTCCCGGCATGAACAGCAGGCTCTTATTTTTTATCATCCCAGAGATTTTAATACCACTCATCTTACCTGGATCCACTACAATCGTTCCATTTTCATTTTCGAAGAACGCCGCATACATAAATTCTTCTGCTTCAGCCATTCCTCTCTTGAGTGTATCCATACACAGGTATGATACCGCTACAGTTTCATGCAAATCACGATTTACTCGACTATTAAACTTAAACATCAAGTAATCGCTACTATTCAGAAGTAACTTTTTACCTCCATCTGCCTTCGTAAATTCTAAGAAGACTCCTTGCTCTGTCTTAGGATCATACGTTCGTACCAATAAAGATATGCTGATTCCTGTTTTAGGAATTGTTAGAAGTTCTTCCTCAATTTGATCAAAAAGTTCCATTTGTGACCTCTCGTATACCAAATTTGAGTTCGATGCCACTGTCCTTGTGCCGTATCGATGATTTGCAATACTCCTGATAACTATTAATTGCTTTCCGTAAGGCTTTAAGCCTAAGATTATCAAACTCAAACCAAAGGTAAAAAAAAATGTATCTGGATAACATTATCAAGTCTTCTCAGGCTGCACCCGTGCCGGAGATTACCTACTCTGAAATCATGGAAGATACTCTTCGCATGGTTGAAGTTGAAGGTGCTGGCGAACTTGCCCTCCTCAAGGCTGAAGCTACCAAGCAGATTCTTGGTTCCGAAGCTCCTGCTGAATGGTGGTCTAAGATCAAGGCTGTCGCTCGCAAGATTTTCGAAATGCTGAAGAACCTCATTTCGAAGGTGTTTGCCTTCATCAAGACCATCCCGGATCGTATCGCTGCGCTCTGCAACCGCATTGCCACGAAGGTCGTTGGTGCTGGCCTCGAAAACAAGGTCAAGGCTCTTGGCTCGGCATCTGAAGTTGAAGTCAACAGCAAGACTTTTGAAGAACTCAAGAAGCGTGAATTCGAATGGTTCATGTTCGGCGTTGAAGGCGTCTATGACGTCAAGTCTGGCAAGGGCAAAGAACTTGTTGGTAAGATCGAAGCCCTCGATGCTGCCATCAAGAACGCTAGCAGCGCTATCGCTGGCCTTGATTCTAAGTCTTCGGACTATGAAGAAAAGGTTCAGACTGAAAAGGAAAAGGTCATCTCCGCTAAGAACGATGTCGCCGATGCCGAACGTTCTCTGAAGGAAAGTCCGTACAAGCCTTTCGAACAAGAATACAACTCTGAAGCTTCCATTCTTGGTCTTGCCCAGAATCTGGTGGCCTACTTCAAGAACAAGAAGTACTCTACCAGCGCTAAGGCGATCGCTCAGGAAAATGAGAAGAATATTCGTGAAGCTGCGTCTACTTATCGTAAGGCAATGTCCAAGTACGAAGCTGCCGTTAAGGCTGAAGACGAAGAAGCCGTCAAGAATTGCTTGAAGGCAGCTAAGGATCTTCGTGCCATTACCGCTGAAAACGCTGCTTCTGTTGCAAGGAAGACTCGTTGGCTCTCCCATGATGTTCTTCTTGCTACACGCATCGCTGCTGCCGGTTTGGCTGCTCTCAAGAAGAAGGGCGCCAAGGCCAAAGAAGGCAACAAGTAATAAGGCTACTGCAAAACCGTTTTAGTCTAAAACCCAGACAGATTCGTCTGTCTGGGTCTTTTTAGAGGTTTATCATGTATCTTGACAACATTTTGATTTCTAAACCCGCAGACACCAATGTCTCCTATTCTGAGATCTTGATGGACTGCATTGAAACTAGCGAAGCTATCTACGCTTCTGAGGCTTTTGCCATCTCTTCCGAGTTTGCAAAGCGTACTCTTGGTTCTGAAGCCGTTTCTGATTGGTGGCCGAAGATCAAAGCTTTCTTCCATAAAATTTGGGAAAACCTCAAGCGCATTATCACTAAGATGGCCGCTTGGATGGCTTCTCTTCCGGTTAGGATCATTACTCTTTGCAAGAAGATCTATACCATGTGGGTAAAGCGTGGCGTTGAAGGTCGTGTCAAAAACCTTAAGACCAATCTGGCAAAAAAGATCGTTCACCTTGATAAGGATGCTGCGGAATCTTTCAAACAGTCTGATTGGGGCATTCAGAATCCGAACATCATCGAAGAAGCTGTTGATGCTGCTTACAAAGCTCTGGATAGCGATCCAAAAGCTGCTAAGTTCATCAATGAGATGACTAGCAATTTTGGCACTACTCGTGAGAAGGCTAAGGCTTTCCTTTCCGGATTGTTTGGTCTGTCTACATTTGACACTACCATTGCAGATAGTTTCGTCAAGCACTTGGCTGATTCCTATGCTGATGTCGATAAGGATGCGGCTTTCGATCCGAAGGAAGCTTTCAAGGAATCCGTTATGTCCATTGTTCAGAATGCAATTTCTGATACAATGGATCGTGACCGTTCTAAAGAAAACGAAGTTTCTGAAGCGAAGATCATGGAATGGTTCTCTTGCGTAAAGAACAACGAAATTGCCAAAAAGTACGAGAAGCTTTCTGTCCGTTTCACTCGTGTCATTGAATACCTTGATCGCAAGCATAAAAATGCTAGCAAGACCTTCGACACTCTTTACAAGAATGATGATGAAGATGGTATCAAGGCTTTGATTGCCGAGCTTAAGGCTATGAACAAGCTCACCGTTGGTATCATTATTGCCGACGGGTTCTTTGCTAAGCTTTACGCTTCCTGTGCCTTGAACATTGCAAAGATGCTCAATGAAGCCATCAAGTGCTATGTCTCTGGCAAGGATTCTGACGACAACAAGCCGGGAAAGACGAATATTTCCAATGAGAAAATCAACTCTAAGGAAAGCAAACAGCAGAAGCCTAATGGGAAAGGAAAACCTGTTAGCAATTCTAATCTGAGTGCTGCCGATGTCGAACACCGCAAGGAAGTAGACGAACGCATCCGTCAAATGGAAGAAGATATGCAATCTGTTTCTAAGGATCCAGATTTTGCTGCTTTCCTCCGAATGTAATCTTTACAAACAAAGTTGCATATGTCTTATGGCATATGCAACTTTTTATTGTTTAACCAAAGGTATTATATGTATCTAGATAATATTCCTTCGAAAGTTCTCTCGCTGGCTACTGGCTCTGACTTTAAGAGTGCTACGTATGCTGAATGCCTGGAATCTATCATTTCCTTGCGTGAAGCAGAAACTAATGCTGATTCGGAACTCTTGGCCATCGAATTCCGTAACTACCATCTTGGTATGGAAGCCGAAGATGCTTCTTTCTGGAGCAAGATCCAGGCTGTTATTCGCAAGCTGATGGAAATTCTCAAGGCCGTTGCTTCTAAGATTACGGCTTATATTCAGACTGTGCCGGGTCGTATTCACAACTTTGTACTCCGTGTTTCTAACTGGGCTGCAAAGGTGGGTCTTGAATCCAAGCTTAAGAATATGACGGAGACCCAAGGTCGTCAGACTCTAGATCCTGAAAAGGAAAAGGCTTTTAAAGAAATTGAATTTGGCCCCATGAATTTCGATGAAATCCTTTGTGGTGCAAATACTGTTCAAGAAACGCAGGATGCCCAAAACAAGAAGGCGGTCGGTGGTGCTAAGACGCTTTTCATGAAGCTGATTACAGCTATTACCAACGCTTTGGGAACTGGCTTCCGTGAAAGGTTCGATAAATCGGTTCGAGCAAGTCTTGCAGCAAAAGCTGGTCAAGTTACTGGAGCAAGACATGAAGCTGGTAAGGCTGCTGGCGCACAAGCTGCCGCTGCATCCGGTCAAAAAACTGAAAGTCTTGCTAACGCCAAAACTGAAGAAGGCAAGATCTACACCGTCGAAGACTTCATGAACGAGGATCAGCAATTCCGTGAAAATATGGAAAAGCTTGAAGATGCAGCGAGAGCTATCGGCGAGACAAAGAAGTACAGTACTGTTCCTGACTTGAACACTGCTTGGAATATGCTTAAGACCGTTACGAATGGCAATATTGAAAAGCAGGCTAATGCCGTTATCAGCGCTATTGACCGTTCTAAGAGAGGAATTGACACTACTGGTCGTCTGCTTTCTTCTGGATTCAACGGGGCATACGCTGCTAAGGACTCCGGAAAGGTTCAAGCCATTCGTACTGCGATGTCCGAATGCCGCAAAGTCTATACGATCTATATCAAGATGATTGTTCGTGTTGACACCGCTGCTCAGAGGTGTACATCGAACGTTATCCGTCTTGTTAAAGAAGTCATGGATTGTTATAAGCTCAATCCTGAAGCAGCAAATGCTCCGAGAGAACAGGTTCCGCCGGATGCAAACGCCCAGCAGAACAACGAAGCTCCTGCAAACAATACTCAGCAGACTTCTGATAATGTCCAGGACTTCTCTCACATCTTTGACTTCTAAAAATTTACCCGATATCCATAAGGATATCGGGATATTTTAAAATTGTAGTGCAGCCATTTCAGAAGCTACTTCTTCTTTAGTCTTGGCATTGCTGTTGTTCTGTATCTGTTGGTAATACAACGTCACACTGCGAACAACACTACTGGCTACATTATACTTGTCGGTACAAAGCTTCAGAAGCAGCTGATAAGCCTGACTGATTTCTGTAGAAAGTTCTATGTAGCGCTTAAGATTGTTTCCTTGAACTTCAAGCGACCCAGGCTTAGCCTTCGGCTCTGCCGATGTAACATCGACCAGAGTCATGGTAAGCTTACTGATAGCTGCATTGGCGTACTTGTGAACCTTCTCATTGAAACCTTCAAGAGGATCTACAGTACGACGAATTTCTGTAGCGCCTTCAAGGCCAAACAGCTCTCGACAGGAATTCCAAAGATCAGCGTCAATCGGAAGATCCGTTTCAGAAGTATCGGGTTTCTGCCCAGAATTGGATGCAGCCTTCCAAAAGGCAGCTTCCCAGTCTTCCAGACCTGCTTCTTTAACCCTTCCACTAGAAATCAAGGTAAACTTAGGAAGTAGGTATTCCGACATAAACGAAGACAAGACTCGGCTGAAGTCCATCTTTTGACCCTTGATCTGCAAAATGTACGGATCAATATGAGCAATAGCACCATCCGGCACTTGCTGGTCAATATCAGTAATAGCTTCAGAGTTTTCCTTGATGAATTCTTGGTCGGATTGTGCCTTCTTCATCTGGTCGTCAACCGCAGTCTTCTGGAACTTTTCCTTTAGATCTTGGTTTTCTGCCAATAGATCGGAAGCATTACGGATGACTTCTCTCCAGTGCTTTTCAAGTTTCTCTCTAGCGGTATTCTCTGGAGCAGGCTGACCATTACCGATCGGTTGCTGAGGAGGAATGATATCGGATCCGTTACTGTTGAGTCTGTCGCATACGTTGCTAAGGAACGTTGATATGCTTAAACCAGATTTGAATTGAATCATCTTTTCTTCAAAAGACAAAGGGGCTTTAATATCTAAAAACATAATCTACCTTGGATTTATTCAATAAAGTGTTGAAAATCGGGAAGCATATGCTTCCCGAGATTTAAGCTACTTCGACACTGATGTCTCGTTTGATAACCTTAGAACGCTGCTTGAAATTGTTAAGCGTCTTTTTAAAGGAGGTATCAAACACGTCGTATACCAGATACTTACGATTAGGCTTGTCTTCCTTGTAGCGGATTCGGCCAATGATCTGAGTGAGCTGAACTTCGCTAGTTACCGGAACACACATGATAATCGAACTGACTTCGGTATCAAGAGCGGAATCCATACTCTTTTCAGTAGACACGATAATCTGCTTCTCAAGTTCCTTTACTCGCTGTTTGACAGGAATTAAGCTCGTAAAGTTTCCGATAGCGCCGTCACCAAAGTCTTCTACCAGACCGTCACGGATCAGTTGTACAAGCTCCAAGGTTCCAAGCAAGATTGCGATCTTAGCAGTTGGATCTGCCTTGAGAGTATCCTTAATGGCAGTAGTGATCCCGTTGTAAAGATTAGTAATTGCTTCCTCATCTTCGCAGAGATAGTTGCAATACAAATTCATCTTCACTCCAGTAGCATTAGCCATTGTCTTGATCCATTTCTCTGAAGGATGACTAGAAAATGGACGTGGACAGTAGGTTACAAACTTTCGTGTAGAGACGTAATTGTTAGATGCAAAGCTATGATCGATAGGCAAGAGCACATTGAACACTTTAGCTTCTTGATAATCGGTTCGGCCCAGTGTTGCTGTAATGTACAGACTAAATGGGCAGGGATTATACATGGAAATGAAGAAAGAGCTAAGCAGTTCTTTGTGAGCTTCATCGATGATCGTAAATCCTATTCTGAGTTTACTGATAAGCTCACGGAAGGCTTCATAAGCCCCGTTTCGGTTTAGGAAATTTTCAATCGTGCGATGAACCGCTATGAAAGCCTTGTATTTCTCTGGATGCTTCAATAGCTTTGCAAAGGAGTCTTCACCTTGGATGATACCGATTTCTTCGGCTCTGATATCGGTAAATTTCTGGATGTCTTTCTTCCAAGGAGTGTCTATCATCGGAACCTTGTGGACGATGATCAAAGGCTTTCTCTTTAAGATAGACATAGCATATAAAGCCAAGAAGGTCTTTCCTTCTCCGACCGGAAGATCAAGAATTCGTGTAGGTTCTCTGAATTTCCAATCATTGTCGAACATATACGAGATAGCTCGATTTTGAAGATCGCCCTTAGGGGTTCCAGAAAAGTTAATTTCAAGATTTTGGCCTGGATCTATAGCATCGGAAGTGTCTCTGACCAGTTCAAAGCCATTGTTAATGCACTCTGAAAATATACGCTTAGGAATGTATCTTGGAACAGATGCCACATAGTTGTTCTTGTCATCTTGGCGTTCCGTTACGGCTCTCCAGAGTACTCTTGGCCATTTGGAGTAGCTGTCATAGACGGTCAGATACTTACTGATTGCTGCCACATCAGACCGTGAAACATTTACCAGATCAATTCTGGTATTGCGAACTACTACCTGTTTGCCTAAAGAAGGGGCTGCTTGAGCCCCAATAGGATTACTTATCATTATCCTTCTTGGACTTTTCGGCAGCAATTTCTTTTTTGATTTCCTTGGGAAGTTCTTGAGAGAGCTTCACATCTTCATTTGCAACGGTGAAATCTTCTTTGTTACTCATTGATTTATCCTCGTGTTAAAAAATAAAGATTGCCACAGCTATTTCTAGCCATGACAACCCTGCTTAGGTTCTAATCTTCTTCGTCATTCTTGAACAAGCTTTCCTTTACAGTCTCAGCAGCCGCTGAGAGCAAGCCTCCAATCAGACCACTAGCAACGCTTGTAAGGCTACTTGCAGTATTATCGATGGCTTTGCCAAGGACTTCTTCCTGTTTCTTGTAATGCTTCTTAAGATTACTTTTAGCCATTGTTGTCTCCATTAAACGAACAGCGGATCATAGATACCCGCCTTTGTTTTCTCATATGTCTTGACATTGTTAAGCTGCTTCTTGATTTGTTCGAAGCTCAACGATGTCGAAAGCTCTTCAGAGTTCATGATTGCGTTAGACACATAATCCACGAACACCGCCGGAGCTTCATCCTGAGACCAATCTGGGAATCGTTCTGTCTCTATGGACTTCACCAGACACCGGAGAATGACTTCTGCATGGACGGCCATAAGTGTCAACTTGCTTTCCGAAACTTTGTCGATAAAGCTGTTAGCTATGCCTACCCAATCATTATCAAATCCGCCGTGGCTGGGCTTCTGGAGAAGGTCGATCAATGCTGCCAAGGTGCTTCCAAGCTCGATATTCCTTGTCTTCATGAAGAAGCAGCTTTCATTGTTATCTACATAAAGCTGCACTTCCTTAGGCTCGGTCTCAAACTTTTTCGCATCTTCCTTATTAAGGAACATCTTTTTCGGTGTGGTAATGACGACTTTCTTGTTAGCAACCTTAGCAGAGAAGCGGTTGGTAAACAAGTCACCTTCATCGTCTTCATAGACATCTGATACAGCGATTGCGATCTTCGTAGTTTCCAAGTTCGGGTATACCTCGTTCTTGTCGATCGAGAATGCCCTTTCAAATTCAGGACTCCATTCAATCTTCTCTGTTTTAGCCATGAGAAGATGCTTAGAGGACAACAACATCTGTGTAAGCTGATTAGTTAGCAACAGCACGGAGATAATGCCGATATTGTATTCGACATTGAATTTCCATAGGTCGCCATAGCACTTCTTACAAATTCCAGTTGGAGATGCGCAAGTAATCGGAGAACGCATTTCGACTGTCCGTCCTATAAAGGACTTCATCTGTTCAGGATCCTCGGTAATCAGAGTGCCGTCCGAGGTATACCTGCCAACGAATCTCTTATAGACATCTTCAGTCTTGAAGTCCACTGGCAAGAAGTGCTTAGTGTTACAGCATTCACAAGTTGTATCCAGCTGTGTTTCCCCAGCAAGCAGAAGCAGCTTTCTAGAAAGATAACCACTGTTTCGCACCTGCTTATGAGAGATAACCAGAGCCTTTCTAGCTCCGATTGCACATGTCTTGAAGTCCTGCCTACCCCTGAGACCACGGATGAAACTGGTGTTAACTGGTTCAGGGATAACATTTCCTTCAATATCCGGCTTCAAGCCGACATTTACAAACGTCTGACCAAGCTGACGGGCATTAACAGCACCTCCGAGCAGAAGCGGCCTGTAGACACTTTCCTCTTTCTTCAGAATTTCGTTAATAGCCTTAACATGTTCGTCAACAGTTTTTTCAATATCGTTAAGCTCCAAACCTTCCGGAATGGTGAAGTTCAGCAGTTCCTTGATCTTCGGGTTTCTAGCTGCCAGTTGACCAAGGGAAGACAAATTCACTGTGATGCCAACAAGGGTGTTAACCTTTACAGTGAAGTCGGACAGCTCTACAATAGACTTTGTGAGCTCGGCCTTCAGAGTTTCAAGGTCAATGTTGTCCTTGTAAACTTCTGCTTTCTCAGAAATCTTGTTAATGTAATTCTCAAGCTGCTTGGCCTCAACGAAATCGAAGAAGTCCGAAGCTTCAATGGGAATACCATACTTTTGCAATATTCTCAGGAAGAACAAGTTCGGAACAAGCTTTCCCAATCGCATTTCAGTACCGTCAATTGTACAAGTACAAGCTTTGTGTTCTGAAACATGATCAGGAACCAGAATGTAGTCCATAACCCTTTTCAGGATCTCGTCTAGATTCTGGGTTCCATCATTTATGCCATCTGTTGTTATTTCTAACAGGAATTTTTCCATTTTTACCTCTTTGGGATACATAGCTTAATATAAGCTTACGCATAGAAATTGAAAACAACGTGCTTATTGGACATAAAGACTTCGTCGTCAGTTTCAATTCCGTGGTCTCGGAGCAAGATGAGGTTCAAATCATCATTCAGGAATTCACGAACATGGCTGATAATGAAAACCTGCTCGACTCCAAGCTCCTCAATCTGCTGCTTGAGCATCTTGATGAATCCCATGCGGTTGTTGGCATCAAGAACTCCGTCAACTTCGTCAAGACTTATGATGTTGTAACCCTTGATAGCCTTTTCAATGATCGCAAACGAGATAGCTTCCTTGATGAAAGACTGTTCTGCGCCGGAGCCTTCCAGACAGTCTTTAAGACGGCTTCCATCACCCTTGATAACTGGAATGGCGAATTCTTTTTCGTCAATGACAAACTTGTCGAGCCTAAATCCACCGTGGAAAGTAAGATCCAAAAGGTGATTAGCCCGAATGCGAATGTCTTCAAGGTATGTATCAATTAGATAGATAGGAATTCCCTTGACGGTGTCCGTAGCTCTCTTGACAATATCGACAGTCCTGAATTCCGCTTCAATCTTTGCGATCTTTTCTTCAAGCTCTTTGCGCTTGTTGATCTGGATATTCCATTCGTCACGGATCTTTTCAAGGTCACGAATTTCATCCCTCAAGACAGACAAAGCCTTGTTAGACTCTAGCATCGCATTACGGTTAGTCTCAATCTGGCTGACATATCCGGTCATGAGCTGAATCTTAGTCTGAAGTTTTTCAAGCTCATCTTTCTTTTCTGCGATACGCTTGAAGGCAGTTTCGGCTAGTTCCAGCTTAGAAATCTTGCTCAGGATCTCAGCAATAGTATCACGAAGGATGACCACCTGTCCTGTAGCTTCGTTGAGCTTTTCTGCGGCCTTCTTTAGTTCAGTTTCGGCCTGAGTCTTCTTATCAGTGTTAGAAGCCACAAAGGTTTCAACACTCTTCATGCCGTTCAGAACCTTAACAGCTTCGCTCAGAAGTCTGGACTTCTCTTGGTAATTCACTTGGCTAGTGACAAAAGCGTCAATATCAGAGATATCAAAGGCATCCTTCAAATCGAATTCGGAGCTATTAACTATTTCCACAAATCGTTCAGGGATATCAATGATTTCCTGGATTTTGGTCACAAGACGGAGACTGAGCATCTTCTTACAAGACGCACGGAAGTCTTCGTAAATCTTGCCAAAGCTTTCAAGAAATGCAAACTTACGACGCTCAATCTCTACTTGAGCTTCATTGGCATCGTGGTTACGAACGTCATCACTCTCAAGGAAGATTTTGATACGGCTCAGTTCGGCCTTACTACCCTTTGAATTCAGAGCAGCTGCAATAAACGGGCATTCATCATTTCGGCAGCTAGCTGGACGCTTATCCAAGACTTCTTCAAGCTTGATAGCCTTCTGAAGATCCGGAATTCTAGCCTGATACTCAGCAACCCTTTCAGCAACCTTTTCATGGGCCTTAATGACGTTACGGCTGTCAAACAAGGCCTTATCAATTTCTGCCTTGTTAAAGTAATCAATGCCATTAATACCAGCATCTTCGGCGGATCGGCGAATATCGTTAATCAGACGACGAGCTTCGGTAGTTTCTCTCTTGAGAGTTTCAATCTCACGAATTCCGTAGTTGGAGAATCTGTTAAACTTCGGAGAGGAGAATTCCTTACGGATACTCTTCTTGTCTTCTTCTACTTCAGACTTAAGACGTTCTACGGTCTCTTTCTGGTTCTGATATTCCCGATTCTGGTTCTCAATAGCAGCCAAGTCAGCCTTAATGCTATTTAGGTTGTCTTCTGCTCCAACGAGAGCGCTCTTAGCATTGACTTCGTTAGCTTCGGCTCTAGACAGAGCGATTTTATTGCTTTCAAGTTCAGATTTCAAAGAAGCCAATTCAGCGGCATTAGTGACCTCATTAAAATTGTCGGGAAGAGCGCTCTCCATCAGGGCAACTTTTTCAGACAATTCCTTGTGTTGCTTTTCGAAAGGATTAACACCAGTTCTGGCAAAGTCACGGAGTTCTGGAATAGTGGCATCAGTCTCAGAAAGAATATGGTCAATAACGCCCTTGTGAGATCCATACTTAGTCTGTTCCTTTCCAAGCGCTGCATTCTTTTCTTCAAGCTTAGACTCGGTGTCTATGATAGAAGCTGCACAAATTTCAGCAGGTT